GCGGTACAAATTATACTGCAGGTGGGTCAAACTTAGTTGGTGCAACTATTGCAACAGATGGCACAACTGCTACTTTAGATTTTACTACTGACTTAGTATTCAGTAACGTAACTGTATCTGCTGATGGATGTATTATATACAACACTGCAAACAGTAACTCTGCTATCGCTGTTATTGACTTTGGTGGTACAGTATCTGCTACTGCAGGTGATTTAACTATAGAGTTCCCAACTGCTGACGCATCAAACGCTATTGTACGTATAGCTTAAGGAGTAGAACATGGCGTTCTATGATACCGCTGATGCTATTTACGGTACAGGGCAATATGGAGCTGCAAGCTATGGCATTGTAACTCCGAATGTTTCCTTGACAGGTGTGAGTGCAACTGCTCTTACTCGTACCATACATATAAATGCTTTTGAAGTAGATATCACAGAACCTTTGTATGGTCCTAATGCCCTTACAGGCTCGGTAGGCTCATTAGAGTTTTCTAACACTGTAAGTCTTACAGGAGTAGCAGGCACTGGGCAGATTGGCACAGTTTCACCAAACATTGCTTTTGGTATTACTGGGGTAAGTGCTACAGGTGCTACCAATACTGTAACTGAAAATGTAACTGCAAAACCTACAGGTGTTGTAGGAACATTTACTATTAACGCAGCAGGGCTTAGTATTAGGTCTATTAACCGTGTTCCTGTAACAGGTTCGCCTATGACAGGTTCTATAGGTACGTTAAGTCCTAATGTAGATGAACCAATTGCTACAGGTGTTCAAGGTACAACAGCATCAGGCTCTGTTCAAGTTAATATTGCTGAAAAAGTATCAGGTGTATCTGCAACAGGTGGCATAGGTTCTTTAGAACATAGTAATACTGTAACACTAACAGGTGTTGAAGGTGTAGGTCAAGTTGGTGAAGTAGAAGATCAACCACTAGAAAGAATAGCTACAGGTGTACAAGCAACAGGTGCAATAGGTTCTGTTACCGTTAACATTGTTGAAGATGTTACGGGCGTAGTTGGAACATTCTCAGTGGGTACTCCTACAGTAACAGGCGTCGTTACAACATTCACTGCATCAGCATACGATAGAAGAAATGTAGCTAATACACTACCCAAACAAACAAGCTCACGAAGGAGGGCTGCTTAATGGCATTAAAATGGCCCGATAAAGATCCTGACGAACAGTTAGACTATTCAATAAACTGGAAACCTGCTCTAGGCACTGATACAATCTCATCAGTTATTTGGAAAATATATGATGCAGATGGTGTATTGCAGACTTGGTCAAACAGTCAAATTGTAAATGGTTTACAGCTTGTTAGTCGTACAAATACAACCACTGTTGCTACAATATATCTAGGCAGTGGTACTGCTTTCACAACATATAAGATTGTGTGTAGTGTGACTGCTAGTGATGCTACTGTTCGTGAACAAGAAGTTCGTATAAGAGTCGTGGAGAAAAACTGATGGCTTACGATTATCTCTCCCTTACAAATGAAGTTTGTCGCAGACTTAATGAGACAGAACTTACATCTTCTAATTTTGCTACAGCCAATGGGTTTTACTCTCAAGTCAAAGACGCAATCAATGCTGCTATTCGTGACATAAACCAGAAGCATTTCAGTTGGCCCTTTAATCACAACACAGATGACATAACTCTTACTGCAGGTGAGCTAAGATACCCTCTACCAGAGAACGCAAAGTACACAGACTTTGATACTGTTCGTATCTTACGCAATGCTTCACTCGATCTCAACGAAGCAAGAAGATTGAAGCAACTGAGTTACGATGAATATGTAGACAGATACATAAATCAAGAAGGTGAAACAGATACTACAAAAGGTACAGTTCCTGAATACATAGTTCGATCCCAAGATGGCGATCTTATCGTTGCACCTATGCCAGATAAAGCGTACACAATCGAGTATGAATTTTTTATGATCCCTGCCGACTTAGATACGTACGATGACGTTCCAACAATACCATTCAGATTCAAGCATGTAGTTGTGGATGGTGCAATGTATCACTCGTACATGTTCAGAGACAATCTTGAATCAGCTACATTATCTCTCCGTAAGTTTGAAGATGGTCTTAAGCAAATGAGAACTTTACTTGTTAATGAAAACGTATACGCAAGGGCGGTTTAATGCCTGATAGGTGGCAGACACATTCGTTTGAATTTAAAGGTGGTTTGATAACCAACTTATCCCCGTATCAACAGGGATTTCAAGCTCCCGGATCAGCAAGAATACTCCGTAATTTTGAGCCATCAATATTTGGTGGATACACTCGAATAGAAGGTTTCACTAAGTTTGATACAAATGAACTTAGTAACACAGGTGTTGTTAGGGGTATACATCGTTACGGTGGGAATGTTTACGCTGTAAGAGGTGATGATCTATTTAGATCTGGTGGATCAGGATGGACACAGATAAGTGACAATGCTACGTACAATAGTGCAGGTGTCACAGTAGGTGGAGCAGGCAAGGTACGATTTCTGAAGTATGACTTTGATGGCACAGAGAAACTCATGCTTGTAGATAGTACGGGTAAGCCTTATAGATTTGACGGTACTACATTTGAACAATTATCTTCTTTACCGACTGATACATCAGGTTCTAGCTTCATAGTTAATTTTAAGAATCACATTTTTCTCGGAAACGGTAAAAGTCTTGTTTTTTCTGCTCCTTATGACGATACAGACTTTACAAGTGCGAGTGGTGGTGGTATAATAAACGTAGCTGATACAATAACTGGATTAATTGTTTTCCGTGAAAAACTTATCGTATTTAGTGAAAGTAGTATAAACGTTCTTAATGGCAACAGTGTAGGTGACTTTCAACTACAACCCGTATCAAGAGACTTAGGGTGTGTTGCTGAAGATACCATTCAAGAGATAGGTGGCGACGTTATATTCTTAGGTCCTGATGGACTCAGACTTTTCTCTGCTACAGATAAGATTGGTGACTTTAGTCTTGCGGCCGTATCAAAAACAATACAAGTTGAGATACTTGATTTAATAAGTAGTAGTCCAAATGGCTTTGCAAGTACAGTTATCCGAGAAAAAAGTCAGTACAGAATATTTGGATACAACTCAACATATACCAACGCTTCGGCAAAAGGGATTGGTGCAACTCAATTAGAAACTGGTATAGCATTCAACGATACACGTGGCATAAATGCTTTTGTAACTTACAGTGAGTATGACGGTTTCGCAGAAAGAATTTACTTCGGTAACGCAGATGGATTCATATATCAAATGGAACAAGGCAATACGTTTGCAGGCACAGATATACCTGCTACGTTTGCCACTCCGTTTATCCCATTGGGCGACCCGACTGTACGAAAGACAATATACAAAGGTACAACATATTTAGATGTAAATGGTGACTTTGACCTTGAGTTTTCTCTCAAGTTTGATTTTGACCAACCCGATAGTATTCAACCTGACTCGATACTATCAAGTGATGCAGCTGCATCAATAACATACGGTTCAGGTATTTATGGAACATCTTTGTTTGGGGTAAAACAAAAAGCCACGTACGAAGTACAAACAATAGGTTCAGGATTTACAGTGTCAATACTATATGAAACAACAGGTGCGAACACAGACGCTGTCTTTACAATAGACGCTGCTACATTGCAGTATTCTACTAACGCTAGGAGATAAAAAATGGGAAACGGATACACCCGTAATGATACAGCAAATAACATTGCAGACGGTAACGTAATTAACGCATCCGATCTCGATGGAGAGTTTGATAAACTTCAGACTGCATTTGACGGTACAACAGGACACTCACATGACGGTACTACAGGTGAAGGACCACAGATTGATACGACAGGAATAGCCAACGATGCTGTTACAGGAGATAAACTTGCTGATAACATACAAATAGCAGGTACTCTTGGTGTAACAGGTGAGACCACATTAAGTACGCACCTTAACATGGGGGACAACGATATCATTAAATTAGGTGACAGTGCTGACCTACAGATTTATCACGATGGTGTGTCAAATGGTACTTTTATACAAGAGTCTGGAACTGGAAATCTTATTATAGATTCAACTAATTTGAATATTCGTAATGCAACAGGTACAAAAGTTTACATGAATGCAACCGATGGTGGTGCAGTAACTTTAAGATATGATGGAGGTATAAGTCTACAAACTACCTCAACAGGTGTTGACGTAACAGGTGAGCTACAATCTGACAGTCTTGATGTAGATGGTAATGCTGATATCAGTGGTTCACTCACAATGGGTGGCAACATTGATATGCAAGATGATGATGAGTTGCTGATAGGAACAGGCGATGATTTAAGACTATACCACACTAGTAGTAATAGCTATATAGATTCAAATGGTGCTGGAAATTTATATATTAGACAAAAAAATAATGACTATGATGTTATTATAGAATCTGACGATAGTGTTGGAGGAACAACTACATACTTTCAAGCAGATGGCTCTACTGGAGAATCTAGGCTTTTTCACTATGGTACTCAAAAACTTAACACCAAATCAGATGGTGTGCTTATTGGTGGTGAACTTGAAGCGACTACCTTAGATATCAATGGCAATGCTGATATTAGTGGTCAGCTAACTATGCACAATAATGTAAACCTACAAGACAATGACATATTACAATTAGGTTCTAGCCAAGATTTACAGATTTATCATGATGGCACGAACAGTTTTATAAAGGACAATGGTACTGGTGGTATCTTTATGAGAGCCACAAGTAACATTAAAATGGAGTCTACAGATGGTAACAGAGTTCTAGCAGAATTTGTTGATTCAGCAGGAGTAAACCTTTACTATAATAACTCTAATAAATTACAAACCAAATCAGATGGCGTAGATATTACAGGTGAGTTACAGTCAGACAGTCTAGACGTAGATGGCAATGCTAATATCAGTGGCACACTCACAATGGGTGGTAATATTAATATACAAGATGGTGATACCTTAAGAATAGGTACTGGTGCTGACTTACGACTCTACCACGATGGTTCTGATTCATACATAGATGACATTGGTACTGGTGATTTATACATAAGAGCAAACGACCAGTTAAGATTACAAAAGTACACTGGCGAAAATATGATTATTTGTAATGTTGATAATGCAGTACAGCTATATTATGATAATGCACAAAAAATGCAAACAACATCAGATGGCATCTATGTAACTGGTAATGTGCAGTCAACAACTGGTCATTACGAAGGACCGAGTGCAGGTGATTACATGGACATACAGAGTAGTGTTATAGATTTTAACATTAACAGTGCTATTAAAGTTCGTATAGAATCAGATGGTGACGTTCATGCAGATGGTGACGTAATTGCTTACTCAACGACTGTGCCATCAGACGAAAGACTAAAGACAGACATTGAAAGGATTGAAAATGCTACAGACAAAGTAAGTCAGCTTAATGGTTACACATTCACATACAAAGCAGATGGTAAGAAATCAGCAGGTGTTATTGCACAAGAAGTAGAGAAAGTTCTTCCAACCGCAGTAAGTGAAAAAGAGTTGCCATTAAAGATGGATGATGGTGTAGCATATAAGACTGTACAACACGACCAAATCATAGGTCTTTTAATTGAGTCAATCAAAGAACTTAAGCAAGAAATAAATGAATTAAAAGGAGCTTAGTAAATGCCACTTCCTAATTCTGGTCAAATTAGTTTATCCGATATTGCAGCCGAGTTTGGTGGTTCTGCTCCTCATGCACTATCTGAATACTACAGCAAAGGTAATGCACCTGCTTCAGGTGAGATACAGATAGGTGCTGACTTTTATGGAACTTCTGCCTCTTATAGCATTAACTTTTTTGTCTTGGCAGGAGGCGGTGGTGGAGGAAATAGATTTGCTGCCTCTGGTGCTGGTGCAGGGGGATTAAGAACATCTACACAAACAGTAGATGGTGGAACTGTAATTTCAGTTTCAGTTGGTGGAGGAGGCTCTGGAGGAACTACTAATGCTCATGGAGGTTATGGGGGAACATCCACTATATCAGGCTCTGGTCTAACAACTATTCAAAGTGCAGGTGGTGCAGGTGGAGTGTCCTACGATACAGGTGTTTCACCTGATTACTACTCATTTAGTGGTGGTTGTGGGTCAGGTTCTATTCAAGGAAGACCTGCAGGGCAAGGTAACGTACCTAGTGTATCGCCTAGTCAAGGTAACAATGGGGGTGGTAGTGCAGGAACTACTGGTCCTAACTCTGGTCAAGGCGGTGGTGGCGGAGGCAATGGTAGTGTAGGAGACACAGGAAGTAACTCTAGTGGACACGAAGCAGGTGGTGGTAATGGTTCAGTAAGTAATATAACTGGAAGCTCAGTGACTTATGGTGGAGGAGGAGGTGCTGCAGGAAGAGGTGGTACAAGAGAAGGTCCGGGAGGTTCTGGAGGAGGTGGACCCGCAGGAACAGGAACTGCAGGAACTCCGGGAACAAATGGTCTTGGAGCAGGAGGTGGAGCTACTGACAGTAATTCAGGAGGTGGCTCAGGTGGCTCTGGCGTAGTTATATTAAGTTTACCTACATCTAACTACTCAGGTACGACAACTGGCTCACCAACTGTTACAACAAGTGGAAGTAATACCATTTTAAAGTTTACAGGTTCAGGGAGTTATACTGCGTAATGGCACACTTTGCAAAAATAGGAACAGATAATATAGTACAAGATGTAATTAAAGTGGCTGATGAAGCTATTATTGACGAAAATGGCGTAGAGCAAGAGCAACTAGGAATAGACTTTTTGGCAAATTTAACTGGGCATACTTACTGGAAACAAGTATCTTATAACACAATTGGTGGTGTTTATTGGGAAAGAGATGAACAAGGAAAAGTTACTGTGCCATCCTCAGACCAAAGTAAAGCACTTAGAAAAAATTACCCAATAAGAGGTGGGGTATATGATGAAACAAGAGATGCTTTTTATGAAAAGCAAGTTTACGCTTCTTGGACATTAAATGAAACAACATGTATATGGGAAGCACCTATTCCTAGACCAAGTGATGATAGCAATGAAACTCCCTACACATGGAATGAGGATGCTTATCAAGAAGACAATACACAAGGTTGGGAATTGCTTGTATTTGATGAGTAAAGATTTCATATTAAGTTGGACTATTCCAGAGTATATATGCGATGAAATAATATATTACTTTAAGAAAAATAAAAATTTACACTACAGAGGCGTTGTACAAGGTACAAACAATAATATACAAAATAAAGATTTGAAAGTTTCTACAGATATAAGTATTGATGCTGATAATAATAACAAACCATTTTCTGACTATCGTAACGAACTACAAAATTGTTTAAATCTATACGTTGAAACGTACCCACAAGTTAACAATCTATACAGATTTAACGTATTAGAGCCTTACAATATACAACATTATAAAAAAGGCGAAGGTTTTAAAGCGGAACATTGTGAAAGAAATGGTTCATTTAATTTAAGTTTGAAAAGATGTTTGGTATTTATGACATATTTAAATGATGTAGAAGATGGAGGTACTAAATTCATTTATCAAAATAGAATTGTAAAAGCACAAAAGGGTAAAACAATTATATGGCCCAGTGATTGGACTCACACGCACTGTGGTCAAATATCAAAAACGCAAGAGAAAACAATCATTACAGGTTGGTTTAGTTATCTCTGGTAATTTTACAGATTATGTGCTATAATATAGTATGGATTTATTTACAACCTATATCCAAAGAGATAAAGACGAAACTATAGCAAATACTATATTACAACCATGCAAAGAAGTTTTGTCTAATGTGCCTAAAGATGAAAGATATAAATACGGTAAAACATCGTTTTTTAACACTAATATATGGAATGAATATAGCAGTAAGTTTCAAGCATTGTATGATTTTATTTTTAAAAATGCTTTTGCTTACTGTGAAAAGTTACAAATACAAAATGTAAATAGGGTGTCCATAGAAACTATATGGGTGTCAGAGATGTACAAATATGGTCAACATAAAGTACATGGACATAATGGATACTGTGATTTAAGTGGTAATTTTTATGTGCATACAGAACCAAACAGTGCAGATATAATTTTTCATAGGCATGAATTTATTAATGACCCTAATTCAAGATTCGATTTTAAAGAATATAATAAATATAATTCAAATGAATGGAGATTTCCTGCACAAAAAGGAAATATATTAATATGGAAATCAGATTTACCACATTCAGTAGATTTAAATATGAGCAAAAGTAGAATAGCTATATCCTTTAATTTAAAATTAATAACAGAAACAAATTAAATGGGTGATGCACAACACACATATTGGGTTTTTGATAAAGCGTTAGATAAAAAAACATGTAAAAAAATTATTGATTTAGGAAAAGATAAATGGGAAGAAGCAAAAGTAGGTGTGACCACAGAAAGCAAACTTGATAAAGAAAAAAGAAAAACAGATGTTGCTTGGTCAAACGATGAATGGCTTTTTAATATTTGTTGGGAGTTTTTACACACTGCAAACAAAAACTCAAACTGGAATTTTGAAATTAGTGCTTGTGAGCCAATGCAAATAACAAAGTACAAAAAAGATGGTCATTACGATTTTCACTTTGATGGGGATGGGTTTACAAGATTCAACAATCCAAGCAACAAGTTTCTCCATAGAACGACTAGAAAATTATCAATGACAATAGTACTTAATGAAGAGTATGAAGGTGGCGAGTTTGAGTTCTTTGAAGATAAGAACTTAATAAAAGAAAAGATGGGAACTGTAATTGTTTTTCCTTCATATATGGTACACAAAGTAAGACCTGTAACAAGTGGAACAAGATACTCCTTAGTTGCGTGGTTCTGTGGACAACCTTTCAAATAGGAAATAGTAAATGAAACTAGACATGCAACCTGAACTCAAAGTACAGATGGAACTAGATGCACACGAAAAAGAGTGTGCCATCCGATACCAAACAGTCAATGACAAGCTCTGTACCCTAGACAAAAGAATGTGGCGAATAGAAGCTATGTCTATGGTGGGTACACTTGGTGTGGTAGCTTTGGTTGTAGCAATCGTGATGAAATAAGGATAAAGATATGGCAGAACAAGATACCAATCAACTTTCAGTACTTCCGCCAAATACTGATAAAGACCTGACTGAGCAGGAACAAGTTATAGAACAAAAGTCTGAGCAAGCTCAAAAAAAGGAACTTGCACCTGAAGAAACGATAAAATACACTCCTCAACAGGTTGAAGATGAAGAAGTGATGACCACAGAAGGTAAGCTATTATCCGAACCTGAAGACATTACTGCGACAAAAATTGACACATCTAAATTTAAGCAAGAAAAACCTACTAAAGAAAAACCTGCCGAAACATACGAAGCTTCTACAGTAGGTGACGTTGGAGAGTTAGATGCCGCTGTTGGAGAACTATCTGATGAATCCAAAGTCGTTGCCGCACAAGGAGAGGTTTCGCCCGACGCTTTAGCCGAAGCTGCAACAGCAGAACTTGATCCAAGAGCTACTGTAAAATATCAGCTTGCAGATCTATACAAAAGCATTGAAGAAGGAGAAGAATTGCCTGCATGGGCATCTCCTGCTGTTCGTAAAGTATCAGCCATTATGGCTCAAAGAGGATTAGGCTCATCGAGCATGGCTTCTGCAGCTATTACGCAAGCATTGATGGAATCAGGTGTTGCTATTGCCCAACAAGATGCAAATAAATATGCAACGTTACAATTACAAAACTTAACAAACAGACAGCAGGCTGCTATACAAAACGCAACAGTCGTTGCATCTATGGATATGGCTAATCTGAACAATCGACAAGCTGCGGCCGTAAACAACGCAAAAGCTTTCTTATCCATAGACCTTCAAAATTTAACAAACGAACAACAATCAAATACAGTCAATTTCCAATCTCAAGTTCAAGCATTACTTTCTGATGCTTCCCAAGAGAATGCGGCCAAACAATTCAATGCAAAATCAGAAAATGAACTTGAGCAGTTTTTTGCTGAATTAGGGGCCCAGATAGAAACATCTACGTTGAACAGACTATCTGCTCTTGAGGAGTACAACGTTTCTCAAGAAGATGCTGTGCAAATATTCAACAATCAACAGAAATCGCAAAGAGAGCAATTCAATACAAATATGAGAGTTGCAATTGATCAGTCAAACACTCAATGGAGAAGACAAATCAATACAGCAAATACTGCTGCTCAAAATGAAGTTAATAGACAAAATGTATTGACTTTGACAGGTATGAGGCAGCAGGCTTTGAATGACTTGTGGCAATTATACAAAGATCAAGCATCATGGACTATGAAAATATCTGAAAACAGAGAAGACAGGGCCCACAACGCTGCGATGCAAGCTTCGGCTATAGCTGATAATGCCGCAAACTATAACGATAATTTTAATAAATATCTTGTTTTAAAAACAATAGATAACATATTCAGACCACAAAAAGATTAAAAAAGGTTGTAATCAATGTTTAGTACTATTTTAACTGCGTTAGCACCTACAGTTATATCAAAGGGTGCAAAGTATTTATATGAAGCTTCAGGTTTAGGGGATGTAAGTTTTATGGGCAAATCTATAGGAGATTACCTTACAAGTGAACAAGTTAGTAAATCCGTCGCAAGTATAACATCAGGAGCTATAGAGCAACGACTATTGCCTAACTTTGCAAACATGCCACAGCAAGCTTCTATACCTGCTAGTCTAGGGCAAGTATCCGTAGGACCTCCGGGGGGATTTAATGTGACATCTGGAGCATCAAATCTATTATACACAGGAAGAACGGGTGCAATAGAAAATGCCATGAAAAAGACAGGGGTTCAAGACTTTTTTATAAAAAGAATAACTCCAGAAAGAGCAATACAATTTAGAAGATTGCAAAGCAGAAAAATAAGAACTAAAGGAACAAGTTTGGATTTAGGTTCTTTAAAATCTGGGCAAATAGAAAGGGCGTTATAATATGGCACTCGACAAAATACAAGCTTTATCAGGACCCCCCGGACATTCACTTACCGATACACCTAAGAAGTGGGCATGGGATCAGTCACCTGAATTTGCAAACCCCGACGATGCACTTGACTACGTAGTCGAGGGATTAGAAAAAGCATCGACCAAACAAGACCTCGTGCGAATGATGGCTGCAGGAATCAGTGTGGAAGAGTTGGTTACTCAAATTGGATTTAAAGGATTTATGGAAGGGTTTTACACACCAGACGTTGCCGAACTAATCAAGCCATCGATAGCAATATACCTTATGGGATTGGCTGAAGATAATGGTTTTACTCCTGTTGTATTTACTGGGGGTGTTGATAACGCTGATGAATATGAAGGTCAAGTTGATGATCAAACTTTCTACTCCATAATGAAAGAAAGAAATCCTGAAATGTTTGCTGCAGTTCTCGAAGAAGCAAATGAAGAAGAAAGAATGCAGGCATACTTGCGACAAACAAACGAAGAGAGTTTGGCTACTCCTGAGATAGAAAGTTCTCAATCTTTCTTAGATGTTCCTGATAATATACCAATGGAAGCTGAGATTATGAGTGAAGACGTAGAAATGGATATGGACAACGACAACGAATTAGAAGAGGAAATTGATTAATGGTAGCAGGAATTGACTCTCTTATATTAGCAGCCTTCTTAGCATCTGAAAAATATGCTGCAGGCAAACGAAACGAAGCTGCTAAAAAAGAGCAACTTGAAAATCAACCTCAAGGTGTGTTCTTTGACACTAAAGATAAAAATCAACCCGTAAAGTATGGTAACCAATACAAAACATCTGGCATTCAAATTGGATCATATGTTCCAAAAAAGGGCATAGGCAGTGCTAAACTATTTCCAGATGCTGTTTTAAGCCGAATAGTTCCAAAGCAAAAAGATCAAGGTAAAGTTCCGTATTACCTGTCTCAAAAAACAGGAACAAAGTATGGGTCTGTATCTGATCTTCAACAAAAAGAAGGTGTAGGCACACCATATAGAACACAAGCTTTTAATAAACAGACTGGTGAGTTTGAGTTTCCTTCTAAGGATATATTTGATGCACCTTCTGACAACAAAACTGAACAAAAGACAAATGTTTTTTTAGATGATAATTTCAAACCCACCAATAAGAAACCTGCGAATGGATACAGGGCAGTCAAAGTAACTAAAAATGGCATAACTAGCTTTGATATCAAAGAGACTTTAAAACCTACAAAAGTTGAAAAAGATAAACCAGAAGCGTTATCTACAACCACAGAAACTGTGTATTCTTTAAATGGAGAAACTGGCACGTTAAATCAACTTATTCAAAAGGGTGCAATATCTGAAGAAGAAGCAGGTGATATAACTAATATAGGTGCTGTTCCAATAGGTGAAAGAAATTTTGATATATATAATGATGGAACAAAAAGAGTAACAAACACAGTGAGCTACAATAAATCAGCACTTGAAGTTATAGCTCCTGACGTCTTTAAAAAGGAAGAAGAAGAAAAAGAACCCGTACAGTATTATGCAAACGTCATAGATCCCCAGACTAAAGATGCTTACCGCATACCTTTACAAGGCGGAGACTGGAAATCTGAAAAACGCAGATTAGAAAATAAAAACTTGAGAGTTTTAGATGTTTTTGATATTGATCCTGATACTAAGGTGGCAAATTATGTATTCGACGGAGTAGCCAAGAAAAAAGGAGCGACATCAGATGCAGATTCAGATGTTAGTGTTGTTGCTTCGTTTCAATTTGAAGGGCCGCTTGATCCCCCAACTCAATTTAAAATTCCAAAAAATATTGGTAAACCCGAAGTTAGAATAGAGTATATTACACAAGCTAATAATCTGCTAGGTAATATATTAAACGATGAAAAGAAACGTGAAATATTTTACAAAAATCCTGCTTTAGTGAACAAAATAGGAGCAGGGTTATTAGATAGTATTCTCCGAGACTATACAAAAGAAGGTGTGGCAGGTGTTCCTAGCTTGAAGTTTTACATACCTATGAAAGATTTTGTGGATAGATTTCCCTTTTTAAGCGGTATGAAAATGACTGTTGACGGTGTAACAATGGATTACCGAGACTTTTTAGTCAAAAGACAGGCAGGGCAAATAGATTTTGAAACCACGAAAAGAATGCTTGGTATTGATCAAGCAAACAAAAAAATTGGTGTTGAAAGTAAAACTTTAGCAACAAAACAGAGTGCAGAGGTGCAAGGTAATAAAATTATAATACCAACACTGACAACCTACACAAACCCTGCTCACACAAAAGCTGTTAACACAATTCTAAACTTCGCTAAAACTCAAGAAGAAGTTGATTATTACAGTAACATAATACAAAACAAACTTACAGTGTACTCTGATACAATAGACCCAATGACAGGTACACCAGTGCCTAGACTTGAACAACCTCGCTTAGAGTTTTTTAATGCAATCAGCAGTCAAAAATTTAACAGAAACATTACTGTTGGTGGCACACAAATTCCTGTTAAAGGTTTTCAAATACTTCAGTCAATCTTGAATCCCAAGTTTGAAGTCAAGGGATCTCCTTTTGCAAACTTAATAAGTCAAGACGTTAAACGTGATATGGCGAATGAATTAAGAAATGCGTCTGGGGGAGAATTGGCTGTGATGGCAGACATATTAGACATAGCTCTTCAACAAGATGCAGGTGCAAATCTTGATATAACCCTGAATAACATTCATAACTTTAGGCAAGGTCAAGAGCGAGAAGATAAAAACAAACTTGTTGAATCATCATTTGAAATGGCTAAATCAACAAGCCAAGCCATAGCTGAAGCAGATGCCCTTGAAGGAACTTATTTTGACAGTGAGGGCAATATGTATCCTGAAGGGTCAGGACTAGCTCAAGCGTACTTATTTGTAAATGAAGGATTGTATGCTTTTGGGTATGTAACTGACAAACTCAAACAAGGTATAGATACAGTTTTAGGAAGAAATAGTCAAGTCAACCAGTTGAGTACGTATAGCTACGACAAAGTATTTGCTGCGGCCAACAAAAGAGTAAACGATTTTACTTCTGTTCTTAATGATGATAGGACTGCAGGAAAGTACAAAGGTCAAGAGGAAGCAGAAGCAAAAGCAAGAACTGCTAACAAAGAACAGCTAGATAAAATCGTTAGACAGATGAATGCCGTTGATGAAACGGGTAGAGCCAACGAAAAAGAAAGAGCGTTTGCTAGACGTAACTTCCACAAATACATGCTTGCTTATCAACTTGCTGCAGCCATACAAGGTGGCACAGGAGGTAGAACCATATCTGACCAAGACGTTCAAAACATTCTTAGAGCATTTAACTTTTCAATAATAGGCAAGCCAGAAAATGAACTTGCGTCAATACGTGCAGCTAAGACAATGTTACGAAGATTAAACACATACCACACAGCAATTGCTAATCTGTCGGGCGTCGGTGGGGAAGATCCTGCTATAAAAAGACAAGCAAGACTTGTGATAGAAGCCGACAAGATGCTTTCAATATCCAAGAGTTACAGCATGAGAGATATGACCAGTGATGACATCAGAAGCTTTATACGAGACAAAGGAAAAGCGGTAGGTGCAAACAGACCATCAGGTAATCGTGGTGGTGGCGGTGGACTCACACCTGCTTCAGAAGGAATACAGCAACAATTTAATTTCACTAACAAAGTTATAGACTCATTAGGAGGTAATTAATGTCTGAACCCCAAATAGAAGCCATTGCACCCGAAAAAGAACTTACGGATGCGGAGAAGCTAGGTTTCAAAAAGCTACCTACCGACACTGACGAAACTGTTATAAAGACCACTCCCAAAGAGAGCTTGGACATTAGGCAAAAGGCATCAGGTCTTCAGCCAAAATCCGTTGAAAAGGTCGTTGAAAAGTTCACTCCCAGTATCATTCCCGGAGTCATGGATAAGGTAGATAGAAAAGTATTTGTGGATCAAAGAAAAGTTGCTCCGTACATAGACGTTCGTTCCGTGTTAAATCCCACAGACAATACTGAAATAAAAGAAGCGATCATGTCTCTAAAAGGGTATAAAAGTGAAAGTCCTAACGCTCCAAAAGGAACGTATTTACCCTTTGTTGCAAAAGACTACGATGGAAGAATAGCTGAAATGAACAAGGGTCAAGCAACTCATTTGATTGACTCACAAGATCAAGCCGAACCTATACCATTTGAAATAGGACTGGCACAATATTTAAAAGCTCCAAAAGACTATGAGCCTTTGACTGTTTTCGGGATACCTGTTGCACAGAAGATACAGGAGTTAACAGGCTTTCCGCTAGACGAGGTAGGAGGTAAACTTGTATACATCAACAGACTTAACAAAAAATTAAAAGACTTAGGCGTAAGCACAAGAAGTAGATATGGTATAATAAAGTACAGACTTCAAAAAGAGCCGGGAGCTTTTGACAGTAAAGTTCTTGAGCCTGCATTCAATGACTACGCCAATGCAAGAGGTTACATCAGAAATGGTGTACGCAGTGTTATAGAAGCTCCGTTATTCATAGCGGGAGAAGTTTTTGATGCAGTTAATCAAGAGTACGACAAGACTAATTTGTCTCCGATCGGCGAAGGTTTTGAGATAGAAGACCCGCTTGGAGAAACGTTGATTGAAAGTTCCGAAGGGCGAGATGAGTTGTTGGAAGATTTTTTACCTGCTCAGTCTTCTGTAATCCAAGATCATTTTGCAGCACTTGGGATTGTTGTTGATTTACCAACTTCTCAAGCTTTAGCTTCTGATTTTTCTAACTTACCTACACGGGGTTTTGGTGTTGCAGGTGAAATGTTGATACCTGCATCGTATCTTACAAAGGTTGAAAAACTTTACGGAAAAGCAGAGATAGCTAACTTCAGACACTTCTCTGTAAAAGAAAAAAGGTTAAATCCTAAAATCACTCCAGATGACATATTAGACAAATACCAGACCATGAGATCAAAACAGGTAGCAGGATTTGATTTGGTCAGCCCTGTGTTTGAATTGCCTTTCGTAGGAGGCGTAGGTAAAAAGATAAATGGATACATAAACGCAGGCAGACTAGCATCTGGCATGGACATACGGCAAGCAGGTATGGCTATGAGAGGTAGGAATCCTGCAATTTTAGAAAATAGCAAACGTATTGAGCAACAAAAACAAGATATAATATCATTTAAAGCCAGTCGCCCTGATATGTCGTACCAAGACACCAAGAAACTAGAGCTAATGGAAGCCGACCTAGAAAAAGAAATCATCGATCACAGAGCCTTAGTTCACAGAGAACATATTCCTAAGTTTATAAGAGACATAGCAGGACAAAACAAGTATATGATAATCGGTGCTGCTGCAGGAGGACAACTGGCAGAAAACACAGACTCCGATGCTAAAATATTTGAACTCGTTGGTTTGGCTACAGGTCTTGTGTACGGACAAACACGAACCTTCAGAGGAACTATGAATTGGTTCAAACAAAATATAAGGATGGGCAGGGCAGATGGAGCAACAGACAGAGCTAAAACATTTGATCTTGCAGAACAGATGGCTCGTAACATAAATACATTTTCTCCTGAATTTAGAGATGCTCTTCTCTCTCGTATAAGATACTTTGGAGATATGCAGCAACGACTCATAAGAGCAGGAGTCAGTGAAGATCTTGTTAAAAGAAGTTTTTCTAGAATAACTGGATTGACAGTTTTACAAACCTTAGAAGAAGCCGAAAGACTTAACATAAATACAAAAGACTTAAGAACCTTTTCTAATTTACAAAATCTACAAGAACTATCGAAGGAAAAGGAAGCTTTGATAGCAGAGTTACGAAGTGCGTCTATATCTGTATCCAATCTACCTGCGGGTACACAATCTGAGAAGGTAGTAGAAGAGTTTTACAACATAGTAAAAACAGCTACAGATATGGCAGACGGTAGGCTAAAAAAACTACAAGCCGACACTGAAACTGTAGAAAAGTTGTTGCCAATCAGAGTCAATGCTATGATAAAAGAAAACAACGGAACTTACTTGGCAGGTAGTGGGGATGAAAAACTACAGCTTAAAGATGCGTTAGAATATCTATATGACAACGGAGTGAAAGAAGTAGACTTAGAAAACGTTGCCAACAGCACCAAAAAGATAATGGACACGTCAGACACTGTATCAACTGCTGTCAATACTGCTATCAAAAAAATAAACGGAGAGTACAACCTACAAGATGCTTTGGCTCAAACAAAAAAGGTTGTTACAGGAGTAGATAAAAGAGTGAAGATAGTAGGTGAGCAAAAGGGTATACCTACGTTTAAAAGAGCGGGTAACTTGACTGCTGTGCTGTTAGAAAACTCTAAGAACAGAAGTTACAACTTAGCACGTGCCAATTACAAGATACTAGACAAAGCAGAGTTTGTTACTAAAAATGGATTACCTGCAGGTAGAAACGCAAAGACTTCAGCAAACGAGATTGTAAGCTCTTTATTCGAAAACATGGATGTAATTGACATTCAAGATTTTGGAGACAAGGGTATAGGTCGTTCTAAAAGAGCAAGACTATTGAACGCTCTCGAAGGCATAGGTGACTCTACGTTTCAAAGAATACAACAAGGAACGGGTGCTGAAAGTATAAGTGAAGTTGTGGAAAGTGTGTTGGCAATGGCTAGAAACGATAAAAACTTTACATTTAAAAAAGGTCTTTCAGAAAAAATGCAAGCTTTGCAATACATAAGTGAAACGAAAAATGTTAGCACAATAGACGTCAACTTTGACCAGCTTAACGAACTAAAACACAGCGTCAATAGATTATTGTACAAAGCTAAGAACAGTGGGGATGCAACAAGAGAAGCAGCCTTTGCAGGTCTTATGAGAAATGTAAAAGAAAGATTTGATTTTTTCAGAACAGAAGATGGCAAGAGCATTGGTCAACTCTACATAAAAGATGGTGACAGAAGAGTTCCTGTTAAAGCTTTCTTGGCTGAAGGCGATGCCAAGTACAGTGATCATATGGACAGATACTACGGCAACGACGTCATAGCAGGTTGGCTCGGACTTGGTAAAAAGGATGGTCGAAAAAACAGAGTACCTAATCAAGATTTTCCTGTAGGTGTTAAGTATGCAAAAAATCCCGTAACATGGTTGGACATGGATCAAATAGCAAACATGGATCGTGCAACTAAAGGTCTTGACTTTAATCAAAAGATTAATCAAGGGTTCGGAACATTCAACGAAAAGCTTGGAGTGCATCGTATTGACATAAGCACAGAGGATGGTAAAGCCGTACAGAAGGCTTTTGAGCTTAAAGGTGCAGAGTGGTTAATCGGTGAATATCGAAAAGGAAACTTAAACTACAATGAACTAAAAGACAAGATTGATAACATACAAGCCAACTTAAAAGGTGTTGATGCTAACGGAAAAGAAGTATCATTGATTAATCTTAATAAGATAATAGATGATAAATTAGGATATGCACCTTCTAATATCAAAAAAGAAATCTATACTGAAGGGGAAGCCATAGCAGATAGGTTTGTGGAAAAACAAGTTTCTGTAGTGAAAGTACAAAGTAAAGATGTCCAAAAGGGAATTACTGCGGCCACAAATATTATCAAGACATTTACAGCCAATAATATAGACTCAAAGAGTATACTTGAAGGTCTGTTAGGCGGTGGTACTATGAGACTGAACTCAATAAAAAATTCCTTGATCAAAAACGGTATAGCTAAAGAGAAAGTAGATGAAGTATTAGAGAACTTACTTTTGACTCAACTTGACAATACTGTTTTTGAAAAGACTGGTAGAATGTCTCTGATAGGGGGTGCAAAGAATGCAAAAATGATCCCCGAATATAACATGAACGTAGATCAACTAAAAGACTTAGTTGGTTTTTCAGACCCAACAAAAGCAGACGCAGTAAAAGGAATAATTGGAGAAAGCAAATACCAATTCTACACAGACATGATCGGATTCTTAGAAAACGAAAGTATAAGGACTATTAAAAACGCAAACTTTACTGGAGTTCCCAAGAACCTATCTATAGAAAGTTACATCAGTAGATTCTATTCTATAAACAGAGGGGTTATATCTGCACGATATGTTGGAACTGAAGCCGTGCTGCAACAGTTCAGACTTAAAAATCACAGTATGTTTAAGGCGTTGTTGCTAGACAGAGAAGCAGGTGACTTGTTTCTGAAGATGGTCAAATCAGGAAAACCACTTGAACTAAACGACGAAAAAAGATTTTTTAATCTTATGGGTACAGCTTTGGCTAAAGCAATTAACACTAACGAAGAGCAAGCTAGTAAGGTAACCATAGATCTAGGAAACTCACACCAGTTTGGTATAACCGAATACCAACTTGCAAGAGATCCTAGAATACAATCTGCATACGAAGGTATCAGAGATCCACTCAAAGAGAGACTTCAAGAAAAACAATTCCTATTTGACGAGCAAGGCAGACAAATAGTGGATGGAAGATAATTTTTAACTACGGAGAAACAACTAATGAAAATGTACAATAATGGACAACGCCAATCAAAAATGTACGGCGGTGGAATGGCTACAAGAAAACCCATGATGTATGGCGGTACAGCCATGAAGAAGAAAAAGATGCAGATGGGTGGCATGATGGAAAAGAACATAAAGCCTAATCAATCAAACACTATGAATATGATGAACCCTATGGGCATGATGTATGGTGGTCAGAGCAAACTAGACAAGAACAAAGATGGTAAAATATCAGGTAAAGACTTCAAAATGATGAGAAAAGGTTAGATATAATTACCTGAACCATTCATAATATCATCACCAGATTTCCTTAAGTAACGAAGAAGAGATGCAACTTGGCTTGTTCCACTATACATGGGCAGACCAATGTTCATCTCTTTTTCAAATGTATCAGGATTAAGCGTTTCGTAATTCATTTCGACATTTCCGTCTTTATTTAAAAACACTTCTAATGAAAATAGCTTTGCTTTAGTTTTTGATTTCATGGACAGGACTCAACTTATCTATCTTTAGATTGTAACAATCAGCTTTGAACTTAAAACCGTTGTCCGAATCAATATCCCCTTTTCTGTACAGAGTGGCTTCTTTGTAAAAACTTTGCTTAGATATGCCACCAAGAATCCAAGCCTTACTTAAATCAGTTAGTATGCGAACAAACACATACGCATCACAATCCTGTTTAGTTCCATGCAACGCTACAGAACAATCGTAATTAGGTAGGGGTCTAGTGTTGCAACGCTTAGTCTTAACATCTATCCTCACCCCATCCTTTACAAGATCGTAATCGTATGTATTTATCTGCTTTGCTTCAATACTATCAGCAACGATTATCTCGCCTATCGCACCCACGACGTTGCTAGTGCCACCTGTAATACTTCCCTGCAATATGCCCACAGTAGAAGCTTTTTCCCTCGCACGACGCATATAATCTTTGTTGATCGATATCTCTATCATTAGTTTGCACTTAAGTCCACGACTTCACAGGCATCTGCAGTGCAAGCCAATTCACGAGATCCACTTGTATTGTCTTCCTTTTCATACATAGAGAACTTAGTCCAGTCGAGTGATGTTGGCACACGCCCATTCCATTCGAGATATTCATCCGCATCTATGTCCTGATAAGGAGCTTGTTGGTAGGTATGATCAGCAAACGGTAAGAACGATACACCTGACGCAATATCAAAGTTATCGTACAACCATGCTCCTACTTCCATCCACTCTTGTTCTTTTACAGAAATAGTAACAGATGGTTTGTGTTCACACCAATTAAGTGCATAGATCTTCCAAAGTTCTAGTTGTTCTATAGCACTCATCTCAGTTCTAGTGATAGCACCACTAGGAGATTTCATAGGAAAAGAGAAGACAGTAACGCTATCAGGCTTAGTAATATCAGCTTCAAACGGTACACCTTCCTCTTTCATAAACTTTGTGAGTGGGTCTTTGTTATCACCACGTACAGTTCGTATATAAAATGGATTGTGTCTAGCATGTATACCCGATGCTGAATCAGTAAGCTGAGACACAGTACCACTTGGCTTCACACATGTGATAGCCGTACTTCTAGGTATGCCTATCTTATCTGCATACTCTCTGTTTGTTTTTATTGCTACTTGTTTCATCTCTTGTAACCAAATCTTTGAATCAGTTGTCTTAGCCAGTACATAATGATCCATGATACCAGTTAATGAGACGCCAAGCAAGCGTTCTTCTTCAGTGTTTGTTTTCCATATCCTACGTAGGTACTTCAGATCTGTAAGAGTAGATTGAAATGTACCTAAGATTGTAGCAACACGTACCTTAGATTGTAATGAAAGTAGATCATCATTCTCTCGTACAACTACCTCAGATAGATTACAGAATTGATAAGGTCGAAGTATGATCTCACTACACGGATTAGTACCCCACATATGACCCGTCTGCCTTCTACCACTCTTAGACACTTGATCGTCAGCAGCCTTACGATTGAACATGCCACGCTCACCCGATTTAGACTCGTACAGAGCTAACCATTCTCTCATGTAAGTTTCCATATCAGGCTTGCCTTTGTAAGCAACAGAGTTATTTGCCAATGCTCTTTGACCATTTGCATTCCACCACTCGCCTGATTTAGCGTGAGCCATTTGGCTGTCGTTTAAGTTAGACAAGCTGATCAGAGCAGATCGTCTGACACCACCCACTACAACAACCTCACCTACCTTGCACATAATATCGTGACACTCAACAGGGTATAGCTTTCTTCCCTTTGCACTTTTGAATTTATCTATAGTAAACTTAAATAGGTTGACCAACGGATCAGCACCTGATGCTCTTCCGCCCATAACCTTTAGCCTTGCACCTGCAGGTCGCACCTTCGATACATCCCAAGATGGTATCATTCCTGAATAGAGCAGTGCAACAAGTTCACGATACGCTTTTGCCCACCCTGCTTTGCTATCATCAACAACAATAACAACATCAGACTCTTGCATGTTCTCACTTACAACAGGTAGCTTATCAACATTCTCTCTTTCCACAGAGAAACCTACACCTGTACCACACATAAGAATATACATAGCTTCGTCGAAACTACGAGGACTATCTACGGGTAGATAACTACAGTTGTAGCCACAGACATTATCTCTTTTCAACGCAGGTCCTGCTGTCATCATAGCTCTCATAGACGGCATAACATTCAAGTTAAGTATGTACTCTTGTATTATTTCTTTATCGACTTTATCCATCTTATAGTTGTGCTTTTCTAAAAGAGCTTCTTCCATAAAATTAACATATCTTGAGACTGTTTCATCCCAGTTCTCTCTTCTTCCTTCTTCTTCAAGCCAACGAGCATACCTCGATTTATGTATAAACTCTTGATATGAAGTTGGTAGCATATTAGACGCCATTATACTCTTCTCCTGTAACTGTTTCAATTAAACGGTTTAAATACCATCTCGCCTTTTCTAAATCTTCTGTGCCATTTTTATACTTATATCTACATATGTATTTTAAAATGTTACCTTGAAGATAACTTTCAAATCCATCTCCCGTGACAGATTCAATTATGTCTATAGTTTCGATGCCTGCTTTGTTGTAGTGGGCAGGATTGTTTACCATATCCTCTTTTTCTAATCTTTTTAACATATAATCATAATACCTTATCAATGCTTACTACCAAAATCAACTTTAATTATGTTATCTTTGTATTCTATCTTTTCACCTGTTTCATCAAGTATCTCACCAAACATTCGCCTAGTTGAATAATTGAAAGCAACTTCAGACATACCAAAATTAAATAACTCTTCAGGCTTACCTGTTATCAAACCAACAAGTCCTTCATGTATAACAGATGCTACAGAATGGTCAAGCTCACTTTCATATTTTTTTCCAGTTGTATCGTAGGCGTTCATTTTAAATTTATCATCGCCTACATCCTCAAGTATGATATAGTAGTAATTCTTTTGCAGATTCATCTGCTCCATAAATTTTTTTATTTCTTTATCTTTCATTTTTTAAACCACTCCGCAGGTATTGTTTTTTCTGCCCAACGAAAATCGTGCTTGTTGCACCAATCAGCGTAGGTTGTTTTACTACCTTTGTAAATCTTATTTCGTGCATTCATAAAAACAAATCTTATATCAAGATCTTTATGTTGTTGCTTTACTAGTGCCATCTTTACTCTATCTGCTTTATCAAGATGACCTTTTGCTTCTACATAGATACCACTCTCGACTATATAGAAATCAGGTGTGTACGTTCGGGGTTTAGGTATGTAGATAAACTTCTTTGACTCGTACTCAAACTTGACTTTGTTTGCGGCCAAGTTTTTTGCAAGGTGCAATTCAAACTGTGATCTGTACTTGGATCTTCTCATATGTTCATCCTCAATCCTAATGACTGTATTCGTTTGTTTATGTACCCTGCCAGTTTGGGGGATTGTTTTTCTATGGTAATAAGTTCGTTTGTTAACTGGTATATCGGAAGGCATATTACTTTGTCCTGATTAGTTACATAGTGTATAGCTTGGAATTGGTTTTCTACTTTGAGTATGTCTCGCTTTTCAGTTGCAGAGGTAAGAGAGCCATTGTTTGAAAAGTTTTCACGAAGAGTCAGGGGAATACCTCTTTCATGTTGACGTAAAAAAACAATGTCTCTCCCACCCCCAGTCTCCGTATGGGAGTCTATATAAACGTGGTACAAGTCCTCGTTTAATTCCATAAGATTTCTTTGATATTCACGGACATATATAACTGACATCACAATGCTTTCTTTTTTAACTTGGAGTACCACGCTTGAGGTGGCTGTTTAGCTTTCGATGTTATCCTATCATGCAACACGGCATCTTTCCAACAGTGTGCTTTGAACCCGCACATTGTACAAGGCTTGGGCAACAGTTTGTTTCCCGTTCTGATCTCTTGTCCATCCTTCTTGTATGTTTCAAATATATCCTTAAACGGTACTTTAAATTCAAGGGAATCATCTGTAAGTAACTTAATTCTTTTCTCAGCGTCTTTCAGATATTCTTTTCGATCGTCATTCTGCCAATCAGGTGCTTCAACGACAGCTACCTCACCACTTGATTTGTTTACAACAATCCACCCACCAAACGGCAACCCCGTTGCTTCTCCGTATAGATGACCTTGCATTATGTAGCCAAACGGATCGTCTTCTTTTATCTTCTCGTATCCACCGAAACCTGTGTATTTAAATTTAAATGCCCACTCACTTGCAGACTTTATATCCCAAACCTTTTCTTGTCCTAGTTCATCACGTATTATTAAATCTAATGTGCCAGTTATTTTTGTGTCGCCTATATTAACACTGACCTGCTTTTGTTTCTCTACAATATCTACGCCTGCCTGCTCAAGAACAAGTACAGCTATGGACTCCACAAGATCTCCAAACAGAAATCTAAATAGCATGTTGTATTGTACTTCTTGCTCTACACCCTTTTTCTCAAGAAGTTGTTGGCAGATAGGTCTACCAAGACCCGACATTCGGATCTTGTACTCTCGTTGTTTATTTAGCTGAGTATCGACAGAGTCTCTGCACGAATTAGCAAAGTCTGTAATGTCTTCGGGGAGAATAGACACTTCTCCCCTACTAGCACGTTCCATATAGTCTTGGATTTTAAACAGCAACAGCATTGAAATCGTCTGCTAAACTGTCATCGTTAGTGTCAGGAACTAACTTGACAGACTCTCTGCTCTGTTCAAGCACGTTTTGATTGTGTGCTTTCACAGTATCTGCAAACTTTTTCATCAAAGCCTTATCTTCTTCAGATATTGTTGTTTCACTATGTAAGGTAGGTACGGGTATCCAATACTGTACTGAACCTTTCTTTTGCTTAGAAGTTGACATAGATATGTTGCACTTCTGCATAATCTTTTTTTGCTTGGTTAGGCTATCAATAAAATTTCTGATAGGTACAAACCCTGACTTCTTGAAGTAAGCAACGACTGGATGATTTTCTACTTTGACAGCATCCCCATTACCTTTCTTGAAATCACCTGATATTACAGAATACAAAACTTGGTTGCAAACTGCAGAACGTGATCTTAACTTCATCGGATCATCGTCTTTAAGTTTTTCTTCATCTGCCATAGATAAGCGACCACATTTGTTGCCACCCTCTGTATCAGGAAATTCACCTGATAACGAAGGCTTCTGTACAGATTTGCACGAAAAGCTATTCTGATCAGGATCAAACACACTCCACTCAAATGTTCTTAAGATTGGTCTAATGATAACGGTTTTGGCATATACCATCTCACCTTCGTACATCATCTTCCAATCGCCACGAGTGAGCGTTTGACCATCTTCTGTCTCAACATCGTAGTTAATGTTTATTCTTGATAAACCTTGCGATACTTTAGGTGCTTTTCCTTGTCCAGAAAGTTGCATAAAAGCATCTGTGTCGTCACTGTCGAAAGAGCTAACAATGTTATCCATTTCATCAGTCATAGTTTGTAAGTTATTTTCCATAAAATTTTCCTTTTTCTGTTTATTTAAGGTTAACGTAATTGGAGGTTACAAATTAACTTCAGACAAGTCAAGCCAATTTTTACCTATTTTTAATTCTATGCCGACTGGCATATCGTATTTGACGCCATACCTACGTTTTGTCTCACTTGGCAAACACAACATTGCCTTTGATAAAACGTCAATACACTGCTGTTCTTCACTTGGATGAACGTCAAGAACAATTGAGTCATGTACTGTGTTGCAAATCACAGACTTCATATTCAGTTTTCTCATCTCTTTATCGAGCATAACAAGGGCAATAGGCAATAGATCAGCCGTAGCAAACCCCTGAACAGGGTAATTACATATAGCAGTACGATTAGTAGCTGAACCCCACTCTGTCCATCTAGCGTCAGGAAAAGAGTATTCACGCCCTGATGGTAGTTTTATGACCTTTGTTGATACAGCCTGCTTCTCTAGCTCTTTGTGCCACTCAGTTACCTGTTCGTACTTCTCTTTGAACTTCTGATAGTACTGCTGTTGACTACGAGTACCACTCACACCACCATACAAAGGCTTGAATGTGTGTGCCTTTGCATCCTGTCTAGAGCAGCCTATGATAGATGCCGTATAACTATGCACATCTGTACCTTTTATAACATCTGCATAGACATTACTATCTTTGGCAAGAAAGCCTGCCACTCGGAACTCCAACTGTGAATAATCGCCCTCAAGTATCTTGCCACCCTGAAATCTACTTTCCACAACCTTACGTATGGCAAACGTTGAACCACGTGGCATGTTTTGAAAGTTGGGATTGCGACTGGATAGCCTGCCCGTTGCCGTCACACATTGCATGAACTCAGGATGTATGAAATCGTTTTCATCAACGTTGTTTTTCATTCCCTCGACAAATGTCGATAAGTAAGTACGAAGAGCATTGTATCGTACATACGCTTCACAAAACTCACGTGCATCACCATCTAGTTCAGATAGCCTATCTTCAAGAGTAACCTTGTCTGTCTTGAAACCTGCTGATGCAGTATCTTTGGGAGTACGTGGTATGAGCTTGAAGCCTGCCACCTCTCCAGTAGATGTGTAGACTACGCCTTTACCTATGCAAGTTTTGCATATCCGTTTCGCTTTGCCTACACTTCCATCTTTTCTCAAAGGTGTTATCCTACCTGACCCCCGACAAGTTTCACATTGTCTGCCTATTGTCTTGTACACAATGTCAGTCATTCGTCTCACACATTGCACAAAGTCTTTGTTCTTCATGCGTGTTCTCATCTTAGGCTTGATTGTGTTGCCACGCATCTCGTGACCTAGATTGAATGTGATTGACCAAAGTGATTTGTCTTTTACTTTTCTTGAGTAAAGCAACACACTTTTGTCGTCAGGACTGGCAAGGTTGATAGGTGTATCGCCCATTGCATTCTTGGCTAGTCTGTTTAGCTTGTTTTCCAACACGGTCATCTCATCCATGTATTCTTTTTCTATCTCATCAAGAGTTGTCTTGTTAATCTTTAGTCCGTTTGATTCTATCCTAGATAGGACATTCGTCATTTCAAATGACAGCTTCAGAGTCTGTTTCATATATTTCCTCAAATGTTAAGCCAAAGGCTTCTAGTTGTTTTACTGCAACCTCTTCGGTTGCGACTACATCGGCAATGCCGTATTCTTCGACTATCTCTGCAGGTATTTCGTAGAAGGTTTTGCCTTCCTTAATATACGGTGCAACCAAGTCCTTTTCTTTTTGGGTAACGTTATAACGTTTTGCGAGAGCATCAAGTGCCAAAGACCAACGTCTTCCCTTTGACCTAATATATTCTGCAACCATCGTATCATACAAAACTCCATCATATTTAAATCCACATGAACGCAACCACATTATGTCAAACTTTATATTTTGTCCAACAAGAATGTCAGCCTTGTCCAAGTCACTTTGTAGATGCTCCTTTGTTCCATCGACGTAAGTTTTTTCTTTGTGATAGAAAAATTCATATTTAACATCTTGGTTTAACAACCACTTCCAACCCACTGATACTAAACGATTATTAAAGTAGGGCAACGCTGTAGTACCCCCACCTTGTTTATCTCGATGTGTTGTTTCTACGTCTAAAGTTAACACGTTCATTAATAATATACCCCCCTTGTGATATCTATTTGGGCATTGATCATACCATGCCATCCGTTGATTTTATTTTTGGATATACAGATGTGTCTGACTATGTTGTCAATCTCACTTGAACCAGTCTTGCCTATGCCTATGATGATGTCAGCTTCTCCTGCCTTTCCTGTCTTGGAATTGTCAAGCATGGCATAGTCAATAAATTGACGGTCATGGGCATCGTAACTTGCTTGGCTTACTGCCCACACAAGACACACATTTCGCTTGGCTATCTCCCTTGCAGATACATAAGTTTCTTTTAGTCGCTCATCTCCACGATTGTACTCGCCTTTTATTCTGAACTTGTCTAACTGGTCACAGAACATCACGTCAGGCTTGTTTAACTTGGCGTATTCATCAACCTCTTCGATTGATGTACCTACTGAATCCATGATTGTTAGGTAAGGTTCTATTTCTTTGACGTATCTATCTAGCAACTCAAACCTTTTATCGACCATCTCTTCTTTTGTCAGTTCAAAGTACGACTGAATTATTCTTAACTTGATACGTTTGGCAGGCTCTTCATTTGCCCAGTACACAACCTGAAAACCTTGTCGTATGTACGATGCAGCCAAAAAGCAACAGAACGTTGTTTTGCCCACTTCAGGTCTTGCAAACAAGATACCTAAGTTACCTCGATCTAAACCTTTTATTCTTTCGTTTATCAGATTGAATGCGAATGGAAAGTCATTGTCTCCCGCTTCTTCTGACAACAGTTCATTCAAGTCTTTGTCAACGATAGTATAAGTTGTCTTGTCACCTATTCTTCCGTCGTCTACACTTTCGATAAGTTTCTTGAGTTCTCCAAACTCGTCACTATCTCCAGTAAATATGTCAAGTGCCTTTTCTCCAATCTGTCTAGCTTTGTCACGTAACCACAGATTGTTTACAATGTCAGTATGTAGTTCGTCACTTTCTTTTGGTGCAATGAGTTGTGCTATCATATCTTGCACACGATTCCTAGATGAATCAGGCATGGCAGGATTACGATCGTTGAATATTGTGGATAACTCTGCTACAGATAGACTACGCTCATACTTTGTGTGTGAGTACACTATCGTATCGAATATGTCTTTGAGTTCATTGTCGAACATAGTCCGATCAATTTTATTTTTTACTTTGTTGAAAAAATCGATGTTAAGACAAAAGCCTAACACTTGTCTGTCAATCGATATAACGCCTGATGAAGTCATTTCTTTCCCCTATTTCCATATCTTTTAAATCTTTGTTCAAAACAATTAACTTAGTTGGAACGTAGTTCCTTAATTTCCTTACCATCATGTATGCCTTAGAAGTTGCATCTTTGTCAAGTGCAACGTATGCCTTTCTGAATTTTTTTATTACATCAATGTGGTCATCAAGTAATGTCGTTCCCATCAATGCTAGTCCAGTAGCTACATTGGAAACTGAACAGGCTGAAGGGCAATCTTCCACAACCAAACAGTTGTCACTATTACCACACACAAAAGGATATTTACTTGTGCCATATCTTCTCCACTTAGGTTTGCGACCATCAAGGCTTCGACCAGTTCCATCTACCACTTTGTTGTCATGCTTTACTAGATAGACAACCCTATCTTGTTGCAAGTCATATCTTATGTCAGCCATTCCATCTAGGTAGGCGTTATACGATCCTACTCTTTTTACATAGGCTTCTGCTTCTTTGCTACGAGATAGTGATACAAATGTGTCAGGAACAACAAAGTCAGCATTGATTGTCTGTTTTGTCACTCGTTCTTTAAATGCAACCTTTGAGTTTTCTTTTGTAAGTTGCACGCCAGTAGAACCTTTGGTGTGGCAATCTGCATGAAAGCAGTACCACAATCTTTCAAATCCAGTATCCGTTACGCTAAAGGTATTCTGTCTAGCACATAGAGGGCAATCACCCCTATACCGCCCGTAAGATACAACATGTAAGTTTCCCACATAATTCTTTATCCATTCAGGATTTGTCATCACGGTTTCCTTTCGACTAAAACCGTTACTACGCAACAAAAATATTGTCAACATAAAAAATAATTTGACATGATTTTAAATCCGTGATATTTGTGTGTCAACCCGTTGGGAGATATATACCTATGACTAGACCAAATAAGATATTCCAAGATACAACATCGTACAATCTTACGATAGAAAAAAAAGATTACGAAGAGCTTAAAAAGTTCTCGACAAAAGAATCAAATACATATAACATGCAAGTTAGTATTGCAGATTTGATTCGTACTTCTGTTAAACTTTACTTAGAGGATTTACGTATTGAGTATGGAAAAGAAAAAACAAACCAAGACTGATATAACACAACGTAGAGACGGTATGTGGATTGTCGATGCGAAGTTGTCAGCAGTAAGAATAGGCGTACAAGATAAAGAATTTGTCAAGCGTGGACACAACATAGATTACAGAGTTTGGGTAACATGTTTTGTCGCTAAGACACAAAAGGCTTGTATTGATTGGCTAAGAGACAATATGGCTATGCTAGATAAGCGAAGCCAGAAGTACTCCGTTAATGTCAATCAGTATAAGGAAAGCATCGGCTAACTTTTCCTTTCATAAGCTGATGCTTTCGCTATTTCCTCCTATACGTTGAAGAGGGGAGTGACCATAAAAAGTCACTCCTCTTTTTTTTTTGTTGACAGATGTTTTTAGTTAGTTGTATAAGTTTCCCTGAGTGATATACACTCTCTATACTAAGAACAGTTAATTGAAAGGAAAATAGTATGAATTGGCTTAATTTATGTAGTGGTGGCGAAACTGGTAGGCAATCTGTAAAGGAGCTTGGATTACCAGTATCTAATTGGTTTACATCTGAGATAGATAAATTTGCTATGAAAGTAGCAGATGATAATCACGATGATCTTGTCCATCTAGGAGATATACGAACTGTAATAGACAAAACAAAAAACATTCCCATAGATGTTATTCTGTGTGGATCACCTTGTCAGGGATTTTCTGTAGCGGGGAAAGGTTTAAACTTTGAACACCCTCAATCGAAGTTGTTCTTTGAGTTTCTTGAAATATACAAATACCACTATGAGCGTTTCCCTCAATGCAAATTGCTTTTTGAGAATGTCCGTATGAAAAAGGAATGGCAAGATATGATCTTTGATATGTTACGTGAAATCAATCCAAAACTTAAATTGTACATAATCAATTCATCGCTTGTATCTGCACAGAATAGAGTACGTATGTACATAACTGATTTTGAATTTGATATACCTAAAGATCGAAATATCAAGTTAAGAGATATTGTCGAGTGTGGTTGTGTAGATAGAGAGAAGTCATACTGTCTAGATGCAAACTATTGGAAAGGTGGTAACCTTAAAATGTACTTTGAGAAGTCACGTAGACAATTAGTATTCAAAAATCACAATGTAGAGAAAAGTGACACTAATTGTATTCAGGTTGGAGTAGCTGATCTGAATGGACACGATATCTTAAAGCGTGTTTATTCTGTCGAGGGAAAGTCGCCTACATTAAATACGTGTGGTGGTGGCAATCGAGAACCAAAGATACTTTGTAAATCTGCGTCAATTACTGGGCGTAGACTAGATAGAAATGGAGTGCGAAAGGATAACGATTTGTCAATTCCAATTACACAAGCTTTAGAAGTATCTGATTCGGACAAGTCACGTTGTCTATCTACAATAACAAAGGATACCGTTGTATCGCCTTTGCCAGTTGGTCGCTATCCAAACGCCTATACAGATAGTGCTTTACAATGGAGAAAACTTACTGTAAAGGAATGTTGTAGGTTACAAACATTGCCTGATGATTATTGTAAAGCAGTAAGTAACAGTCAGGCTTACAAGATACTTGGCAATGGTTGGACTAACGAAGTCATTAAGTTTATTTTGAAAGGAAAACAACATGGCAATGATCGAACCAATTAGTCTAGATAAGCATCTTGTGGATTGTGTATCTGAATACAAAAAGATACGCCAGTTACAATATGATTGTGAATGGAATGGACAAACTGAACAAGCTAGTCTATACAGAACTCAAAGTGTACGCCTAAAGAAGTTAATCAAAGATGGCGTACTTTATCAACCAAAGTTTTAGTGAAAGGGGAAAACATGACTAAATACTTTTCGGAAAACCACCAACGATGGTTAAATATAGCAAACATGACAGATCAACATGTCAGGAATGCTTTTGTCAAAATGTGTAACAGAAATAAGGATATAACAACACAAGATGCTTTGTATGCTCAAGAGCAAGAGAAAAGAGCAGATAGGCTACAAGATAGAGTGCTTAGTTTAGAAAAGACAATACGTAAGCTAAACAGTCAACCTACTGTAACGGCTGAAGCTTACGACGTTGCTTGGAAAAAGATCGAGTCACTTCAAGAGGAAAATGTCAGGCTTGTTGCCCAGTTAGAAAACGACGAACACAATGTTGGGCATTTAGATGGGAAGATGAAGAGGTTAGCCTATCTAGAAAAGTTACTTCAAGCCAAGAACTATGTATTTTCTGATATACCAAACACGCCTGAGAATATGGAGATGATCAAACTACTTAAGAAACATGTTAACAAAGATATGTACAGAGTAAGATGGAGAGGTCAATATCTTGTCGAAGGGGAAGATTGGAGAAAGTATGTCGATGGTCAACCTTTGTCAAAGTCTAAATGTATCCGTGTCTATATAGATAATTTGTCAACACATAACACTGTGGAAGGATTCAATCTAGATGAGATAGGAATCATTCTAGATGGATTAGAAAAGGTCGAAGAACAAGGTGAAGAGTTTATAAGGAGCTTTGATATTGAGGGTGAAAACGACGAAGATGTCAATGCTGAAAAGTTGTTACTTCAAAAGTCAAAAGTGCTTACAAACTATTTTGAACAGATGAGGTTTCACATCGAAGAATGTCAACAGAAAATGTCGGAGATAGAATAATGTCACACCCAATGAACGATAACGTATTCGATTTTGTCAACGATAGATGGAGCGAAATGAGTGTTGATGATTTCAAAGATTGGCTAAGAACACATAGAGAAACTGATATGGTTGCAAAAGTTGTTCACGATAATCTAGATAGTTTAGAACAGAAATGGAAACAAGAAATGTTTGACAGTTATCCATCTATTTGATAAGGATATAATCTGAACAGACAAGGAAAGGAAATTAGATGTCTAGCACAGATAGAATACGAGCTTACTACAACCTACATAAGAAATGCTTTTCTGTACAAGATTACAAAACTGGTAAAGTTGTGGAGCATACAAACAAACTCTATTTAAGTAACGCTTTGTTTGTTGTCAGGAAGTCAGGCAACGAAAGAGTAAAGAAAGAGGGAAGAAAGAATGTCCACGCTTTTGTCAATGGTATCCGCCATAGTAATTCTGAAGATGCACCTTTGGGGTCAAGCTATCAGGTAAGCTACAATCCTCACACAATGGATTACTTTCACTACTGTAGGCATGTTGTTGGCTTTCCTCAATGGCTACCAGTTGATAGGCATTGGATAGGTAACGTTTGGTTGTACATGTTTGATGGCAAGCCAGTAATTTATGCAGATATCGATAAGTTGTCAGGCGAAAAGTTGTCAGCCGATGCTCTTGATGTTGAACCAAGTATGACTATTAAAGGTAAAACTTTTGAAAAGCTTGTGTATCCAAATGGAAATGTAAGCATGAAATTTTTGGAGCAAAAAAGAAAAATAATCAAAAATAAAAAAGGTGTTGCAATCTAATCTAGATAGTTTAGAAAAGAATTAAGTTCAATTTTAATCAATTATGAAAGGAAACAAAAATGAACTATATAGCTACAAAATTTGAAAACGAAGTAAAAACCCATACTGATTTTAGAGATGTTAGTTTTTATGAAGACAATTCAAAAATACAAAAGGTTGATCTTCAGGCTTTAATACCAGTTGGGATAAAAACCAATCATGATTATGCAGAAGTTTTGGAGACTAAAAAACTTGATGGATATTTTGGTTTGTACAATTCTAGTCTAGATAAGTTATTACGAACTCGACCAGTTAGCGATACTTATCAGCTTGTTGCTCATCATGAATTATTTGCTGAACAAGCTAAAATTTTAGGTCAATCTGATTTGCCTTTAGAAAATATAACTGTAACAGATAAGCTTTACAAAGATGGCTTGCAAGCTCATAGAACAATTTACTTTCATGATCTTGAAACGACAGTAAGCAACAATAAAGATAAGGTTTTATCTAGAATAGATATCTTCAATAGTTGTGATATGTCTTGGTCATTCCAAGTTTTTAGCGGAGCTTATAGAGATCTATGTAGAAATACTTTGGTCTTTGGTGGTCAAAAAGCTTATCATCAGCAAGCCAAACATACTAGGAATTTATCGACTACTGCTCTTATGACAAAGGCAAGTATTGGTTTGGAGTTTTGGAACAATCAAAAGGAAACCATGCTTAACTGGCGTGCAAAGGATATGTCTTTGGAACAGTTTGGCGAGATACTTAAACAAACTATCTGTAAAAAGAAAAGTAAATCTGCGGAGTTAAATTTAACTAATCCAGTTAACGAAACTAAGCTTAATTATCTATTGGATAGATTTGAAAAAGAAACGCCTGATCTAGGTAAAACTATGTGGGCGGGATACAATGCTTTAACACATTGGGCAACACATACTGATCAAACTATCGAAAAAGAAATAGATAATAAGATCGTAAAAATAAGATCAGGTAAATCTACTGCTGATACGCCAAGCGTACAAAGAACAAGAAATGACGAAGTAAGAAATGTTATTGAATGTGATGCGTGGAAAAGTATGGAGGTTGCATAATTGACTGATCTAATTGCAACAATTTATAAGGTGGTCATGATTATTTTTTTAATCATGATCATTGGTTTAATCATAGGATAAGGAAAGGAAAATCATGAAAACATTATCTGATATAGGCAACACAATTGACGCCTTAAAAGACGTGTCAACAAATGCTTTGTCAAAACATGGATATAGTCGTAGCCGTTTAAGAATGAAACAATTGTCTGTCAATCTTAGTCAAGCTTGGGATATGTACAAAATTAAACATGGCAATACCTATAGAACTGAACTTTGTCTATTTGTCATTAAAAATTCATCAAGCGGATTAAAATTTCCATCAATTAAAAAACGAACTGGTTTTAATCAATCACAAGTTAAAGCTTCTCTTGACTGGTTAATAGATAAAAATATCATTCAATGTAAAATAAAAGATAAGTTTGCAATTTATAGCTATAAAAAAAAATAACTTGCATTAAATAAAATTATCGAATTATAATTGGGCTAGGTTAGAAATTAATCTAGCCTTTTTAAATGTGAAAGGAATTCCAACAATGGAAACAAAACAATATTTAATAAAAAGCGAATACGATTTTAATAAAAAGAAATTTAACGCAGTTAATAATTGTGAATTAACTTTACAATTTAAAGTAATGGATAGTTGCTGTTTAGTTGAAATTATTGGTCGTTATAATGGTCGCACCAATGAAGAATTTAAACATCAAATTTTTTGCCATAAAGACCAAATGTTAAAAATCTTACCTAATGTGAATGATCAAGTTGCAAAGGTTGATGAACCAGTTAGCAAAGATAGGGTTTTAATTGATCAAAATATTGGTGTTATTTTTGAAGAGGAACAAAAGCAAAAGGAATACCAGTTAGGTTTGCACGGTCAAATAGATCTTGAAGAATTAATTGATGAAAAGAAAGGAAACTAATATGGCTTACTTTTTAAAAGAACTTTTAGATTTGTTTAAGTGGATTTGTTGTGGCTTTACTCTTGCTTATTGCTTGGCTAGTTATCATGGTTTAGATACTAGCTTTTCTAGTTTGTGGGGTTGATCATGGCTTACTATTTTGAATGTAAAGATTGCGGAAAGAAAGAAACTTTCCCTAAAAGAAAAATGTATGATGAATCAAAGGAAGGTAAAAAACAAGAATATGAAACTGTACTCTGTGTTTCTTGCGTTTCTAATAAGGTTCGTCTAAAAGGTAATCTAATAATTATTTAATGAAAGGAAACTAAAAAGATGACTATTATTTATGAAAACATGCCCAAGCGATCTATGGGATTAACAAACGTTGCAAAGGTCGAGAACTTCAAAAGCTTTAGGTCTGGCAATCCTATTGCGAACCAGTTCAGGATTACTTTGCAAAATGGAACTGAAGTGTTTCAAAGTTATTCTTCTGTAATTGCAATAAAGGTTAATGAACAGACTTTTCTTGATCGTACTTGCTGGAACTATTCAAATACAACTTCAAGATACAGAAAAGAATTCTTGAATGAAGATACCAAAACGACTAAAGAAAAGATTAAAAACGGTGTTTATGTTATGATGGATTTAAACTAATAAAACTTTAAAGAATACCTTTAACGAACGCCTTAGATTAGTTTCTAGGGCGTTTTTCTTTGCTTAACTCTAATAAATACCTAAACGGTTGTAATTGCTAGGTTTGTTTCTTTGGTATTGTTTTGGTATATGCTCGCAATCATACTACCAAACGCAGACTTTAAGGTTAAGTTATACAACTTATAAAAATGTCAATGGCAGTTTGTGTGCGTGCATACACGAAAGGTATACATCAAAGGTTAAACTTTTGGGAGTTTGTAAGTTGTCTATGCTAGCCTTTGGAAATCTGTTACAGGTATAAGGGTTGGCAAGTGCCACCGGGGGGTACTGGGTACTTGTATGCAATGTCGGCATATTTTTACCCAAAATGGTTACTTGTACAACTTACGGTGCAACGCATTACGTACAACCCTATTTGCAACGCATTACGTACAACCCTATTTGCAACGTATTATGTAGACGTGGTGGGGGTATACGTTGTATTTCCCCGGAGGATCTACTCCGATTGTATCCATCAGATCCACTTTTGTCAATAAAATAATTATTTTTCTTGACGTATGCGTGCTAAGTTCCTATTATATAGGTAACAAAGCATCATTTAAAGCGTATGCAACCAATCATATCACATCTAAACCAGTGCATTTTGGCTTTATTTGAAATGATCCTTTGTTTTTATCTAAGGAAACTCCATGTTTGAAGCATTTGTACTGATTTGTTTAGTAGGACAGCCTACTATGAATGCAAATTGTGAAGAACTTATGGATACACGAGGCCCGTACAAGACTCACGACAAGTGTTTATCACGAGTATACGAGATCCAAAGGGAATTACCCTTGTACAAACCTCACATGGAAGCAAGAGCATACCGTTGTGACGAATTTACTCCCGAAACAAAGAAGCAAAGAGCGTGAAATAAGCCCTCAACAAGAGGAATTTCTCGATCATCTCTTTGAAAATGGTGGCAATGTCACCGATGCAGCCCTAAAAGCAGGTTATGCAAAGGGGTCTGTGACATGGCTACGCAATAGTTTAGCAGATGAGATCATCCGACGCACCCAAAACGTGCTGTCTATGAACGCATTTAAGGCGGCTACACGCCTTGTAACGACAATTGACAACCCAGTACCCGAAAGAGGTGACGACCTACGCTTCAGGGCGGCAGAATCGCTGTTAAACAGGGTCGGACTGGGTAAACAAGAAACAACTAACGTAAATGTACAGGCAGTACACGGTATTGTCCTGTTGCCACCCAAGAAAGACGTAGTCATCGATGGAAATTGAGTGGTGGCAAGCACTCTTGGTTACAATGGTATCGATTAACACAACAATCAACCTTATTGTGTTCTTTAGAGGTAGGAAAATAATGAAAAGGGAACGTAATGGCTGATACACCCAAGCGTGGTCGCCCAAAGAAAGACCCCAACGCTCCTAAATCCAGATATTATTACAGTCCAGAAGTCAAAGCACGTAAGCAAACACAACGCAGACTATCTGAAGCAAAGAAACGAGCAGCAAAGGTAACGCAACAGGCTGAAAGCAAACGACGTTACGCACGAAAGCTTGAAGAAAAAATAACCAAAATAGATAAGGCTCTGAACAGCAATGAAACTACCGTCATTGATAAAAAAGATCTTGACCAACTTCCAGATGTCGTTGAACAACTGGTGGATGGGCGTGAAATTATTTTTAAGCCAAACGAAGGACCTCAAGAAGAATTTCTTTCCTCAAGTGAAAGAGATGTTCTGTACGGTGGTTCAGCAGGTGGAGGAAAAAGCTTTGCCCTTCTTGCAGACCCGTTACGGTATTGCCACAATAGCAACCATCGTGGGCTTCTTCTTAGGCGTACTCTGGATGAGCTAACAGAACTTATTGACAAATCTCGGCAGTTGTACCCACGGGCGTACCCCGGTGCAAAGTTCAGAGAGTCAAAGTCAACATGGCACTTTCCGTCAGGTGCAACGATTTGGTTTACGTATCTTGACAAAGACAAAGACGTAACACGATTTCAGGGTCAGTCCTTTAACTGGATAGGCATTGATGAGATAACCCAATATCCCTCGCCTTATGTTTGGGATTATCTCCGTTCACGACTTAGAGCAACTGATCCTGAACTACAAAAAAATCTGTACATGCGTTGTACAGCGAACCCCGGAGGGGTCGGAGGTTGGTGGGTAAAAAAGATGTATATTGACCCATCACAATATGGTTCGACTTTTCCTGCAATGGATATCGAAACAGGCAGACCTTTTGTATGGCCCAAAGGGCATGAGAAGGAAGGTGAACCCCTGTTTTATCGTAGGTTCATACCTGCACGTCTAACAGACAACCCATACTTGTTGGCTGACGGACAATACGAAGCGATGTTGCGTTCGCTACCCGAAGTCGAGCGTAAGCGACTTCTTGAAGGCGATTGGGAAGTAACGGAAGGTGCAGCCTTCCCAGAGTTCAGTAGAAGTAAACATGTTACACCGTATTTTGACCTTCCGCCAAACTTCCCACGAATACGAGCAGCCGACTACGGCTATGCAAGTCCTTCTTGCGTTCTTTGGGCTGCTATTGATTGGGATAATAATATCTGGGTTTATAGGGAGTTATACGTAAAACAGTTGACAGCAGAAGAGTTAGCTGATAGAATACTAGAAGTAGAACAAGAAGACCCGACTCCCCACTATACAGTACTTGACTCATCGTGTTGGAACAAAACAGGCTTTGGTCCTTCCATAGCCGAAACAATGATGAGATGTGGAGTGCGTTGGACACCCTCAGACAGAAACAGACTTCAAGGTAAAATGGAAATACATCGTAGGCTTGCTGATGACCCTCGAACAAACGAACCTAGACTACGAATATTTCCGAACTGTGTCAATCTTATCAAGCAGCTATCAGGCATACCTCTTAGCAAAACAAATGCAGAAGATGTGGACACAAAGGCAGAAGATCACGCATACGATGCACTGCGATATATGTTAATGACAAGGATGACAGGATATGTGTCGATTCATAAAACGCTTGGTGGTATCAAGAATCAGGTCTACCAAATGCAAGACCAAACATTTGGGTATTAAGTAAATGGCAAAAGGTATTACATTTGAACCACAATTTGAAGCTATTCTATCTGATAAGGGTAGAATAAGAGGGGAGTCTCTTAAGACTACTCCTATAGGTCAAATATTCAGTAACACAACTGATAGAAAAAATCTTGCAAAACTTCTTACAAAAGCAGGATTAGAAAAATACACTATAGATGATATTTTTGGGAAGAATACACGAAAGTTTGTAGAAGAGTTAGTTTACACTAAAAAATTAACTAACGCTCAAAAGAAAGATTTAATAGGCCCATTCAAACCACTTCTTGCTGAAGTTGGTATATCTGCACAAGGAACAACAAACCCACTTCGTTCACACATGACAAATGTCGTGGGTGATTCTGTAATGAAGTCACAAGGATTTGGTACTGATCCTTTAAGACTTATACCTGCAAACTATCCATCACAAGCTTATCAAGCTTTAAAAAACTTAGCAGCAAAATATAATGCAGCAGGAAGACAAGAAGAGAAAACATTTCTACTTATGTTGATGTTGGGTGGTTACAGACCTTCCGATTTTAAAAATATAAAATTTGAAAACATTGATTTTGAAACAGGCTTAGTACAAGACGTAAAATTAAAGACAGACACAGCAGGTACAATTAACTTAGCATATATGCCTGAAGCTCAAAGAGATATTATAAAATCTTACATGGAAAGCACGGGAAGAACAAAAGGTTTGGTTTTTCAAAAAGTAAATTCTCTTGTTGATAATATAAATGAAGATTTAACTAAAACAAATGTAAACATAAAATACTTAGTCCAATCAAAGAAAGAGCTTGAATCAAGACCTATGTCTATCTATGATTTAAGAAGAATAAAAGAAAGTGACTATACAGCAGCAGGCTACGATCCTAACAGTTACATTAGAAAGTTAGCAACGTGGCGACCTAAAAAAGGTAACGTAGAACAATACATAGCAGGTGTTACAGTTGGTGGACAAATAGAAGATGCTAACGCAAAAGCTTTTGCACCTTACGTTCTATTAACAGAAGGCAACCTAACACAAGACGGCACAAAAAATCCTGCACAGTTCTTAGAAGATGTGGGCGTTAAAACAACTGAATATACTCAGCAGTATATGACAACAAAAAAGTCTTTTAAAAGTCTTCCTACATTTAAACAAAAGGAAGTTGTAAAGTTTTTTCCAAATGTAGCATACCCAGACGAAGTAGACGGTATGTCTATATCTGACCCACAAGACATCAAAATTTTAAGTCCTGAAAATGCTGAGTTAAATCAACAAAAAGCAGGTCTGCAATTACAAAAAGAAATTGCACAATCAGGATCAGAACTTATTGCAGCAAAACAACAATACTTAATGGATTTACAACAGGCAGGCGACGTTGACGAACAGATATCTTCTGAACAAGATAAACAAGCTGCCCAGAAAAAACAAAGTAAACTTAATCAAGCTTTAGAAAAAGGCAACAAGTTTTTAGATTGGGCAGGTAACAATCTTAAAAGTATAACTGGTACTAGCTTAACAGCTTTAGGAGCTTTTGGACTCGCAGAAGAAGCCAAGTCAGACTTTTTAAAGTATAAGGAGCGTGGATTTAGTGACGTGGGTGCAGGATTAGGTGCAGGTGTAGAAACAATAAGAGATGTTGCAATTGACACAGTAGTGGGTCTTAACGTTCCAAGAAATATTGCACAGCTTAGTCTTATAGGTAGTCCTGCGAGTGAGGGTGCAGATATTTTACCTGCAGGTGAACCTAAAAGAATGGGCATGGAGTCCGAGTCTGCAGAATTTTTGAATCAGATGCAAACTAGTTTTCAACCTCCAGAAGAAGGAGGATCACAAGCTTTGAATATAATCGAACAGGATACCAACGTAGGTGACAGAATGAGTACATTTGGCAGAACGCCTGATGTATCTCCGGGGTTTGTTACCCCACCTTCTCGATCAGAACTAGCTGACGAGACACAACGGCAACAAAACTTTATGGGAGTAACTTAATATGCCTAACAATAACTATAATTATGGTGCAGCTTATATTATGGGATCAGATAAGACATCTGTAAACGATGATATGGGTTCTAAGCAACTATACAGAGAAGGTCTTGAATTTACTACAGCAGTAGACCAAGATGCTTTACAGGTTGACATGCCAAAGAAGCAAACTAAACCTACAGTCGAAGCTTCTTTATTTAAAATGGCTGAAGAAAGAGACTATTAATAACACATAGGTAAATCATGGCTGATGAAAACTTTCTTCAACCTGCTGATGATACTGCAATACCTGTAGAAAATCCTAGCGAACAGATGCCCGGATTAGCAGGGTATATCAAAAGCAAATTTGAAGATTCAGAAAATGGCAGACGCAGTTATGAACTACGTTGGTTGCAAGCCTTTAAAAACTACAGAGGTATTTATGATTCGTCTACTCAGTATAGAGATTCGGAACGTTCTCGTGTATTTATAAAGGTAACTAAAACAAAAGTTCTTGCTGCATATGGGCAAATAATCGATATACTTTTTTCTAACAAGAAGTTTCCGATAGTTGTTGAGCCAACTCCAGTACCAGAAGGTATTGCAGAGTTTGCACATCAAACAACACCTCTAGATGAAATAGTAGAACAAGATCCATACGGTTTTGAAGGAGACGGGAGAGATTTACCTCCCGGTGCTACGGAAGCAAGCAAAAAAGATTTAGACTTTTTAGGTGGGCTGCAAGGTAGATACGCTAACGCTAACTTGTCTCCCGGACCTTCTCTTGGTGGCGAACCACAAATAAGTCCTGCACAAAAAACAGCACTTAATTTAGAAAAACTTATACACGATCAACTAACAGATACTGACGCTGTTACCGTCTTACGTGATGCTATTTTTGAATCTTGTTTACTTGGAACAGGGATAGTAAAAGGTCCGTTTAATTCTTACAAACGAGTTCATAAATGGGATAGAGATGATAATGGAGAAAAAACTTATGCTCCATATGAAAAGATTGTACCAAGAATTGAGTATGTGTCTTTATGGGATTTTCATCCTGATCCATCAGCAACAAGCATAGAAGATTGTGAATACGTCATACAAAGACATCGTATGAACAGACAACAGCTTCGTGCTTTAATAAACAGACCTTATTTTTACAAAGATGCCATAGAAGAGTGTCTAGCTAAAGGTCCTAACTACGAAGACAAGTACTACGAAGATACTATCAGAGAAGACGACACCGAGCCATACTTTCAAGAAAACAGGTATGAAGTACTTGAGTATTGGGGTGTTATTGACAAAAAACACGCCGATGAAATCGGTATGGATGGTATAGAGGAGATATCTGAGTTAGAACAAATCCAAGTTAATGTTTGGACTTGTGGCAACATGATACTTCGCTGCGTCCTTAATCCGTTTATGCCTGCACGAATACCATACCAAGCATTTCCATACGAGACTAATCCATACCAGTTGTGGGGAGTTGGCGTAGCAGAAAACATGGAGTTTTCTCAAAAGTTAATGAATGGTCACTATCGTATGGCTATTGATAACTTAGCACTTGCAGGTAATCTAGTATTTGACATTGACGAAGCAAGCTTAGTTCCCGGACAAAACATGGATATATTCCCCGGTAAGATATTTAGACGACAGTCGGGTGTAACTGGCACAGCAATCAACGGATTAAAGTTTCCAAACACTGCACCTGAAAACATACAAATGTACCAAATATCTCGACAACTTGCAGACGAAGATACAGGAATACCATCTATATTACATGGGCAAACAGGTGTGACAGGCACGGGTAGAACAGCATCAGGTTTATCTATGTTGCTTGGTGGTGCAAGCTTATCTTTAAAAACTGTTATAAAGAATATAGATGACCACTTGTTGAAACCGATGGGTGAAGCATACTTTCAGTGGAATATGCAGTTTACTGATAACGTACCCGAAATAGAAGGCGATCTTGAGATCAAACCTCGTGGTACTGCAGCAGTGATGCAAAAAGAGGTACGTAGTCAAAGACTAACAACCCTGTTGCAAACTGCAAGTAACCCAATGCTTGCACCTTTTGTAAAGATACCAAACCTTATGAGAGAGCTTGCGATAGCACAAGATATAGATCCAGATAGTTTGGTTAACGACGTAAGCGAAGCACAGATATTCGCAGAAATACTTAGAGGACTTCAAAATGCTCAACAAGAAGCAAGCCAACAACCTCAATCCCCTGATCAACAACAGTCAGGCATGGAACAGTCTGGAGGAGTACCTGCAGGAGCTAACCCAAGTGACGATTCAGGCGTTGGTGGCGGCACGATCGGAACTGGAAGTGTTCCAACTGCAGGGGAAACTGGCTTTACTGGAACAGATCAAGAAACTCAAGGACAATCATAAATCCGTTACACAGATGAAGTAAATGGCTAATATACTTGAAAGATATATAAATAATTTATTTGAAAGAGAATTAGGTCTAGGAAAGGCTATAGCTCCGTACGTTCCAATTCCTGCAATTCCGTTTGCACCTAATGTTCCAAGTCCGTTTGACTTTGATACTAGACGAAGAACTAGTTTTCCTGTATATGGAAGATCTCCTACGACTCCAACTCCTGATTTAGATATATTTGATGAGCCTGATGGTTCTGAAGCACCTCCAGAAATAACAATAGAAACTATAACAGGAGATTTATCTAGTTATATTAATCAACCTACAACTCCACAAAGTTTTGTAGATAAACAGTTGGGTCTTGAGGTTAGTAAAGAATTAGCTTCTGGGCAAGACAGAGTCACGGGTATGGGAGGTGCATTGACTCAATTTGCAAGTCTAACAGGTTTATCAGCATCTATGATCGATGCAATCGGCGAAAAGTCAAAGCAAAATCTTGAATCAATCGTTGCTAATGCAGCACTAGGTATTCCCGGATACGGAATAGGCAGAGTTAACAATCAAACTGTAGGTATATCTCCGGGAGGTAGAATATCTGGAACTGTACCAACTAATCTAACAACTGAGCAAATGAATCAAATACAAGATGTTTTGGGAGGTAAATCTGGAGCATTAGGACCTGCTATGCAAGAATATTCGGTAGCAGGCGGTAGACTTGATATGGGCAAACCTCAAACGCAAGCCATGTTAGATTTTGAAAAAACTGTAATAGATGCAAAAGGTTTATCAATTGAGCAAAAAGCAGGTCTATTAGGGTATGACAGATTAACTAATCCGTTTGAACGTTCTCGAATGACGCAAAATTACTACACAATGACTCCGCTCCAAGAAATTCTGGAGAACAAACAAAAAACAGCAGAAAATAGAGAGGGTATGAGTTCTACATCAGGATCTATGTCTATGGGTCTTGAGACAGATATAGACGCACAGCAGAGTCAAAAAAATCCTATGGGAATAAACATTGGTATTGATATGGCAAATATAACAGGGCCCACTACAACTGTAGATTCACAAGGTTATGATTTAGGTGGCGGTTATGGAGGACCTACAGGAGGACCTAGTGGCTTAGATGTATCCTCAGAAGTTAGTTCTGGTGGTTATTCTGACAATGAAGCAGGCGACAATCAAGACGGTGGCTTTGGTGGTGGTGGTTGGACTGCATATGGTGGCAAAATAGGAAATTCTGACAAAGGATTTGTATCAAAGACTCAGACAATAAAAGGTGTAGGTCTTATTAAGCCTGAAGAAACTTTTGTTGAAACTGATATGGTTAGAGACAGATTTGAATTTGATGCAGCAGATGGAGACTACGTTGTTAACGGTCCTGCTTCAAAAGAAAATGAAGGTGAGATAATCGGTCTTGTAAATTCTGCTATAAACGAATTAAAAAAAGAAGGGGTTGACATACGTGTAGGAAATCCTAAAATAAAAGATAAGAACAAAGTTCCGTTAATTGTAGCTTCCTCAGAAATATACATACCTAAAGTGGTAGCTGAGAAAATAGGTTATCCTATACTAGACAAAATAAATGAGTCTGGCAAAGCTGAAGTAACTCGCTTAAAGAATGAGCTTGGAAATAATTCTCCAGATGACGATCGACAAGAAGCTTATGAAGGAATGCGTGTAAGAAACCCTCAACAAGGATTTTTGTTTCGACGACCTGAACTTAATCTAACTAATCCTAATACTGATAAACCCCAAGAAGATGCTTTTGTTCCGGGAATATCTGACGAACCAGTAGAAATGACTCTAGATCAACAAAGATTTTTTAATGACTACGAGTTTGGGGATATTAAAAAAGCAATTAAAAAAACAGAGATACAAGGCTTTGAAAAAAATCCGTTTATATTTACAGGCGTAAAGGCTAAGAAGGGTAAAAGTAGTTCTGCATTTGGTCCTATGCAAATAACCAAAAGTTTAATAGAGGACTTTGAAAGCAGAAGTCCTGATTATAAAACTCTAAGTAACGAAGAAAAAAAATACTTACAAGCTTTAAAATTACAAGGTGAAGACAAGATAAACAAAGAACTGTACGGTGTTCTTAAACGTGGTCCTAAAGAGATGAGACGAGACGTTGATGCAAAAAAAGTATATGGCAAAAAAGCACAAGGATTGAAGCCTTACGGAAAAGGCACTATTGATCCTGAGATGCACAAAAAGTATTACGATAAAATTGCTGATGTCATTCTTCTTCACAAATTAAAAGATCACAAAACTATAGAAGACGCACTTGCATCTTACGGAGAAGGTGCAGGCTACGGAGAAAAAGTCTTAAATGATTTATTGGATATTATACAGATAAAATAATATCTAAATAAAATTAGTCAGCTACCCACAAATGTGGCCCTGACAGACCGAAGCAGCTACCCACAGCCAGTGGCACTGCAAGAATGAGGTAAAAACTATGGCAAAACAACAAGTTCGTGGCGTAAGAGCCAACAAACCAAATGACTCAGACGGAGTTATAAACAATCCTAATCTTTATCGTGGTAAGTATCGTGACGACGTTTACAAAGATGATGAAGAAGAGCAGACTCAAGACCCCACTTTAGAAGTGGCTACTCAAGAGGAACAAGAGGAGACTTTCGTATCTGCAAAGAAAGAAGAGACTGCCCAAGAGCATGATTACAAGAAACGGTATGATGATCTGAAGCGTCACTACGATCAAAAGATACAGGAGTTTAAAACAAAAGAACAGCAACTAGAAAGTGCAATGCAACAATCTAATGTTAATGTTCCTTTACCTAAAACTCCAGAAGAACTAGAAAAGTTTAGAAGTGAATATCCTGATGTTTATGACGTTATGCAAACGATAGCTTCAGAAAAAGCTAATCAGCAAGCTGAACAACTTCAGCAGGAACTTAAAACTTTAAAAGCTCGTGAGAAAGAAAATTTGGTTAAGGTCGCCTACCGTGAACTTAAAACTTTGCATCCTGACTTTGAAGAAATAAAAGAAGATGAAAAGTTTATCCAATGGTTAGAAGAACAACCCGCCACTATTAGTGATGGTGTGTTAAAAAACAACACAAATGCTCGACTAGCCGCAAGGGTTATTGATCTCTACAAAGCAGACGCAGGGATCACAACCAAAAAACAACAGAGCAAAAAACCAAACGTTTCTGCTGCAATGGCTGTTACATCTCCTAGAGCAAAAGAGATACAGACAGACGCAAATGCAAACAAGAAAGTTTGGAAAGGCTCTGACATCGCCAGACTTAAACCGTGGGAATTTGAAAAGGTGGAAGCCGAACTCGATTTAGCACGGCAAGAAGGGCGAATTGACATGAACAGCTAAAACCTCAAAAAAGGAGAGAGAAAATGGCTTTCGATTCCGCTTCTGGGTACAATAATTTACCGTCAGGTAATTTTGCTCCTCAGATATTTAGCCAAAAAGTTCTCAAGTTCTTCAGACGTGCTTCGGTTGCAGAAGATATTACGAATACCGATTACACTGGTGAAATTGAAAACTTTGGTGACACTGTAAATATTATCAAAGAACCAACAATAACTGTATCTAGTTATTCAAGAGGTTCTGTGGTAAACACTCAAGACTTGGCAGACGATCAAATTACATTGACCGTTGACCAAGCTAACGCATTTGCATTTAAAATCGATGACATCGAGGAAAGACACTCGCATGTCAACTTTGAAGCATTAGCAACTTCATCAGGTGCTTTTTCTTTGAAGAGAAAATATGATGCAAACGTGCTACAATCATTAGCAAACGGTGCAGGTATTGCAGGTGCTGATGATGCAAGTGTTTCAGGTGGTTTAACAACTACTGAGTCAACTTTAGGTACAGCTTCTGCTCCTATTAACGTAGAAGCCGACGATGCAGGTATCAATCTTATGCTGTTAATGGCAAGATTGATGGATGATCAGTCTGTACCAGAAGAGAACAGATGGTTTGTTGCTCCTCCGATCTTCTACGAGAAGATGTTTCAAGCAGGTAACAAGATTGCTGAAGTACAGGTAACTGGCGATGCAACTTCTAACCTAAGAAACGGACTTGCAACTCCCGGTACACTTGCAGGCTTCAGATGCTACAAGTCTACTGCACTAAACAGCACAGCAGGCACAGACCAAGTAACAATGACAGGACTAGCAACAGATGGTTCTGAAAATCTTGTTATGGCAGGTCATATTTCTGCTGCAGCTACAGCGTCTCACATCGCAAAGACTGAAGTGGTACGTTCAACTGAATCATTCTCTGACGTTGTTAGAGGGTTACATGTCTTCGGAAGAAAAGTCCTTAGACCTGAAGCTCTTGTACGTGGCGTCATTGACTTCGCTTAATAGGAGGACTAGATAATGCCAGATTATACTATTACAGGTGCTGTCGCAGGTGTTCCTATCGGTGTCAAACCTCAGATTGTTGAAGTGGTTTTAGACTTCTCATCAACAAGCCTAACTACATCAGACTCAGTAGAAGTTTTTGAACTTCCTGCTAACAGTTTGGTTCTTATGGCAGGTCTTGAGGTTCTTACTTTAGCATCAACTGGTTCTCCAGTTCTTGACTTAGGTGACGACGCTGACGATGATATCTATGCAGCCGCAGTTGCAGGTCATACTGCTTTAGCTTCAGGTACAACAAGTGTAGGTAAATTCTACACTGCAGCTGACACTATCGACTTAATTGCTAACACAGCAACTTTTGACGGTAAGGTTAGAGTGTACGCAGTTATCGCAGAGCTTGGTACTGCAGAAACTGCAGCATCTTTTGCGTAAATAACTAACTCAGGAGGGCAGGGCAACTTGCCCTCTTGGCAACAATGAGGTAGCGTATGTCTGAGAAAGGTACAATGAAAGGTCACACCATCAAAGGTGGTCACAAACGCCCAACTAAAAAGGGTGCAGGTATGACTAAGAAAGGTGTTGCTAAGTATCGAAGGGATAATCCCGGATCAAAACTCAAGACAGCAGTAACTGGCAAAGTCAAGCCGGGGAGCAAAGCTGCCAAACGTAGAAAGTCCTACTGTGCAAGAAGTGCAGGGCAAATGAAAAAGTTTCCTAAAGCAGCAAAAGATCCGAATAGCCGTCTAAGACAGGCTAGAAAGAGATGGAAATGTTAATTTCAATTAATTTCACACTATTTAAATTTTTTAATACCATAGCCACTAAGTTTTACAATCGTTACGTGCGAATGTTACACAAGTCACAAGGTAGATAATGGTCACAGTTGAGCAGTTTCTGAAATGGAAGATACTCCCAAGATGTATGATGCTTGCAAGCACAGTCATGTCTTGGAGATGTGCTGAGTGGTTCATGGATTTAGATGCACCCACAGCAGCTCAATCAGCATTTGTATCCGTTGTTATGGGCGTGATGACAGGTGTATTTGGTATTTGGATGGGTCACGAACACAAGGAGCATAAGTAATGTTAACAGCGTTAATAGGTCCTATTGCTAATCTTGCAGGTTCGTGGATGGAAAGCAAGGTAGAGAAAGTCAAGGCTGATGGTCAAGCTAAAGTAGCACAAGCCAAAGCTAAAGCAGTCGTCGCAGAAAAAGTAGCAGCAGGAGAAGTTGCTTGGGAGAAGTCTATGGCAGATGCCACAGATGGATCGTGGAAAGACGAGTTTGCACTTATTGTCCTTCTACTACCTGCTATATTAGTCTTCATTCCTAGCATGACAGAATATGTACGAGCAGGGTTTGAAGTTTTGAATACGTTACCAGATTGGTATCAGTATCTTTTATTTATAGCCGTTAGTTCTTCTTTTGGAATTAAGGGTGTTGGTCAAGCGATGAAACTGATGGGGAAAAAGTGATGTCAAACATAATTGAAACAAACTTCGGTACATTAATTAATCCTGCGAGAGTAGCAAATGGAAGTGCTTCTAGTATTGTAAAGAAGGGAGCTTTCTACATATTCTCACTCAAGATAAGCAACGATGATATAAGAGAGTATTCTTTTACTGACAGACAAAGAGCAGAAAAGATGAGAAAGATTCTTGTAAGCCACTTAGAACACATGATTAGTGATACAGCGAGGAAAGCAAATGGCAGCTAAGAAAAAGAAAAGCAGTAGTCCTAAACCAAAGAACCCAAAGCTCTATGCTTCAGTAAAAGCTGCGGCCAAGAAGAAATTCAAGGTGTACCCGTCAGCATATGCAAATGCTTGGTTAGTACGTGAGTACAAGAAGCGTGGAGGTACATACGCATAATGGCTAAACCTAAAGGCGGATTGACTAAGTGGTTTAAAGAGGATTGGCGGGATGTCAAGACAGGCGAAAAGTGTGGTAGGTCTGGTAAAGAAAAGAAGTCTCGACCGTATCCTGCATGTAGACCTAAAGCAGTAGCCAGTAGAATAACTAAACAAGAAGCAAAGAAAAAGACAGGACCTGCGAAGGTAAAATGGTCTGTTACTGCATCAGGTAAGCAAAGAAAAGCATGTGGGGGTAAAGTACACAGAGGAAGAAAGGCACAAATGGCATGAAGTATGAACGCAGTGAATTAGTTAAGATGATAGCTTTACACGAGGGACTTCGATTACAAGTCTATCAGGACCATTTAGGCATAGATACGATTGGAATCGGTCGTAACTTGGAAGACAGGGGTATTACAGACGGTGAGCTATCTTTCATAAACAAAACTATGAAAGATGTTTACGAGACAGGTCTTACCGAAGAAGAAGCGTACTATCTCTGCATGAATGACATAGCAATTGTAGAAAAAGAGCTACTAGAACGAAAGCCTATTGTAAATCAACTTAACGATGTACGACAAATGGTGCTTGTAGACATGGCATTTAATATGGGTGTTCCTCGTCTTATGAAATTTAAGAACATGTGGATGGCGATAGAAAAAGTAAACTATCCTTTAGCTTGTGAAGAGATGATTGATTCGAGATGGGCTAATCAAGTAGGCAACAGAGCTATGAAGTTATCCCTAGCTATGAAAAATGGAGAGTGGATATGACTGAAAAAAATAAAAGAATTGATAGAGGGGTAGTATCTGATAAAATGCGTAAAAGATATCAAGTTCCGAGATCTGCACAACAAGACAATAATGTGTTTAATGACGATCGAACAAAACGAAAAGTCTACAGTCATTACACAGGAATGGTAGTATCTGATAAAAAACCTGAAACTTACAAAATTAGAAATATTGCCGTAGAAAAAATAAAAACAGAAACTAAAGAAGCGATAGAAAAAAGAATGTTCGGAGGAAAACGTGGAACAAAAGCGTAGATGCGAAACATGTGAATGTTACGAGTGTGACTGCGAAGAGTGCAATTGCGAATGCCACACAGAAAAAAAGAATGAGGAGGTACAAGGAGTACCAGTGTGATTGAGTTCGTACTAGTGGTTATGATGGGATTAAAGATAATAGACCAAACACAAACCTTCGATAACATAGATAGATGTTTGTACTTTGCAGTAAGATTAAATGATCAAGCATCTATACCACAAAGGGAAGGACCTAACTTACAAATAACAGCGTATTGTAAACCAACAAGAAAGAAGTGACATGCCACTAAAGAAGGGTAAATCTAAAAAGACAATCTCTGCAAACATACGAACAGAGATAAGAAGCGGCAAGCCACAAAAGCAAGCTGTTGCTATAGCACTATCCAAAGCAGGTAAAAGTAAGAGGAAAAAGTAAGTGTTAGCAGAATTAGCCGCAGCAAATGCCGCCTTTTCGGTTATTAAGCAGTTTGTGTCCAACGGGAAAGAACTGAGTGGATGTGCGAAACATATAAGTGATTTTGTATTTTCAAAGGAAGCAATAGAAAAGAACCTTAAAAAGAAAAAGGCTAAAGGTGTAGGAGGTTCAGACTTAGAAGAGTTCATGGCTCTTGAGCAGATAAAAGAAAAAGAAGAAGAACTCAAGAAAATGATGATCTATTTAGGTCGACCCGGATTGTGGCAAGATTGGCAAGCCTTTCAAGCTGAAGCTCGTAAATCTAGACGTTACCAAGAAAAAATGGAAGAGAAGCGTAGAGAAGAGTTGATGGAATACGTAGGCTACGGAATAGCCTTTATAGTTGTATTATTCTTTGCAGGATTGATGGCATGGTTTGCAGGCAAGTGGATGGGAAGATTTTGAGTCCGTGCGTGGGTGTCTGTACGTTGAAAGACAATGTGTGCATAGGCTGTAAGCGAACTATAGAAGAAATTAAAAAGGCGTACGAAGATACAAAGAGATTGACATTTAGCTAATCTATCTGTATAATCCCTAAAAGGAGTACACCTATGAAGAAACTAGCCGCACAAGCTTTAGCTTTTCAATATCAACTACAAATAGAAAATGCACAAGCAATACTTAACGCCAATAATACAACATTAGACACAATAGATAAAGCATTAAAAGATATTATTGAAATAAATCAAAAATTACAAATGATAAACGGTATGATGGCAGATGCTGTCAAGGAAACAGAAAAAGAAACTTCATAGCAACGTGTACAAAGTACTTAAAACAAAAAAAAAATTTAAAGATACTTATACCAGTTAACGCTAAACCTATCAGATTTCTTACACAAAGACAAATAGAAAACATAGATAGGTATTTAAGAAATCCATTTAGAGTAAGTAAGATACGTGAACATTATAGACGTATTAGCAAACTCAAAGAGAAACTTAAAGTAGAAAAAATAAAATAAATGTCCATCACTTCATACCCAAATGTAATTACTTTTAGTGGTGGTGTAGGATCATACCCTTACTTCTTACAAGTATCTCGTGGTCTTATTGAGGGACACAAGCGTGTATTTAAGTTTGGATACAACGGCGTAATACAAAACGTAGAAGAGACTATTTGGGATGTAGGTGGTTTATATGCTTACCCATCTAGTGCTGTAACAATGACAGCGACAAGTAGTTCAGGTGCTACAGACGAAAACGTACAAGTTACGATTCAAGGTTTAGATGCAAGTTACAACGAATTATCTGAAACAGTAACACTAAACGCATCAGGAACTGCAACAACAACAGGTAGCTTCTTACGTGTGTATCGTGGTTTTGTAGCAAGTGGTACAGCATCGGCAGGTAACATCACAATTGCAAATGGTGGAACAACCTATGCGTATCTGTCATCTGCTGACCAACAGACTTTGATGGCACTATGGACTGTGCCTGCAGGTTATACAGCTTATTTGTTTCAGATAGATACAACAGCATTTACAGTACAGAACAATAAAGTTGCTACGATAAGAATGTTAACAAGAGAATTGAATGGCGTATTTCGTACTCAAAATAAGTTTGATTTGTTTGAAGGCTCGTATCATCAAGACATTACCTGCCCACAGCCGATACCTGAAAAAACAGATATTGAGTTTCGTGCGATAGCGGATAGTTCAAATGCTGACTTACGAGTTGCTGCGACTTTTGATATTATTTATATAGAGAACTAAGCATGGCTGAACGTAAAAAAAGAACCGTTGCTTTAGAACTAACAACAGCCAACCAAGATATTTACACAGTGCCTGCACGATTTACAACCGAAGTAAACAGCATATATATTAACAATGCTTCTAGTTCTTTGGTTACATTTAGTTTAGATTGGTACGATGCAGCATCAACAACGTTCTATACTTTAGCTGAACTTGTTGAACTACCTGCAAATTCACTACTACAGATTACAGATTATCCTTTGTATTTGATTGGTAGTGATAAGATACGAGGTCTTGCAAGTGCAAACAGTGCTGTAAATATAACAGTATCCCTAGAGGAGTTCTTTCAGACTTCTCTATAATTAAGCCGAAGGAGAGATAAATGGCTATTACAACTGCGATGTGTACTAGTTTTAAATCAGAGTTATTAGGTGGTTTACACGACCTTGATACTGATACACTTAAACTAGCACTTATTAAAGCATCCCCATCAGGTACATATGGTGCTGCTACAACTAACTATTCTGACGTAACAGGTAACTCTGACGAAGCAAGCGGTACAAATTATACTGCAGGTGGGTCAAACTTAGTTGGTGCAACTATTGCAACAGATGGCACAACTGCTACTTTAGATTTTACTACTGACTTAGTATTCAGTAACGTAACTGTATCTGCTGATGG